TTGTTGTTCCCGTAGCTGTATTAGTAGGTGATTTCGTGACAGCTGCGGACTTACTAGAGGTTCCTGTGACAGACTTGCTAGCGGTTCCCGTAGCTGTATTAGTAGGTGATGTAGTGGCAGCTGCGGACTTACTAGAGGTTCCTGTGACAGACTTGCTAGCGGTTCCCGTAGCTGTATTAGTAGGTGATTTCGTGACAGCTGCGGACTTACTAGAGGTTCCTGTGACAGACTTGCTAGCGGTTCCCGTAGCTGTATTAGTAGGTGATTTCGTGACAGCTACAGTAGGAGAGGCCGTGACAGCTGCCGATTTGGTAACTGAATCTGTAACGGATAGTGTTGCAGGGGCAGTCCTAGTATGACTTGCAGCTGCGCTTACTGTTACAGAATCAGTGTTTGTTCCCGTTGCAGAATTGCTAAGAGATGGTGCGCCAGCAGCAGTTTGCGCCAATCCGCCAGATGCAACAGCTAACAGCAATGTAAGAATTCTCAGCATCCTACTCAGCTTTTACTTTTTCATTGGTTTAACTCAAGGTGTGTTATTCTAACATATCGTTGGATAAACATTTGTCACCGTGGTTTCAGAAATACCTAATTCTCGCTGCGAAACCCAATTATATTGTGGGAATAACTGTTGATGCAATCGTTTTCCCTTATTATAAGTAATAAGATTGGAGGGACTATATATAGGAAACCATACCGATGTTCCACCCAGATAGACCGGCTCCGGTTGATATCCCGTCCCTGATAATCGAACACGGACAGCCGCATCATAACTTTCGACTTTCTCAAAAAAATTCCAAGCAGTTTGTATTTCTAATAATTGACGTACGGGATATCGTGGGCCACATGATGCCGGGTATGATTGTCTGGGCCATATTGTTCCAATACCATTATATATATCAAAATTCTCACAAGCCATCTAAGACGCTCCGATAAAATACAAAGAATGCAGGATGCAGAAGAAGCAGCAGAAGATACATCTGGTAACACAGTAGGAGGCATATCTACATCGTCACCGAATTGGTATTGTTACTTGTTAGTCAATACAAGTGCATCTCAGAATCGTCGGACGTATATAGGTGCAACGGTAAATCCCGATCGTCGGCTTCGGCAACACAATGGAGATCTCGTCGGCGGCGCGCGGGCAACTCATGGCAAGAAATGGCGGAGAGCTGTTTTAATCGGCGGCTTCGGCGGAGAACGGGAGGCGCTTCGGTTTGAGTGGTGGTGGAAACGTCTATCACGTGGAGCACCGGGATCTCCTCTGGAGGCACGAATGCATGCTCTGTCAGGACTGATGGCGGATTGGTCGCAACAGGGCTACACATCGCAGCTGGTTGTGTTGGAGAACTCCATTTGAAATGACGGGTGCAGCGATGTGGTGCAGATGGATTCTGAATTCGTTGGCTAGATACACGTTTGCAGCCATCTACACTACAACGGTAGGCGACCTGGCAACCGCGGCGTATCTTGTTGGCCATCCAGGCGGCAGATGCTTCGTCGAAATCCATTCTGTTTATAGTAGTCCTGTCCCTCAGGCATGGGGGTTATGAACGGGTTTCAACTTTTGGGGTGGTTAAAGAAATGTCTAGCTCACTCCATCAATTAGTATATTTACGAAGACTATTATCATTAGAAATTATCTCTTTCATTCTTAAATTCTCAAGTGCAGAGCGATATTCTCTTACATTAGTTGCAGCCTTTGCCTCCTTCTTGAAAAGCATTCCAGCATTGTTATGATTCTTAAGAGCATCTGAAGCATCTTTTCCAGAAAGACGAACATTACTTGCTGTAGCACCGTTAAATCGTTTAGCCTCAGTAGGCATCTCTTATACCTATAACCTTAGTTAATTTACATGTGTCAACTTTTAGTGTCTCAACTATTACACATAGTTCAGACAGAAATAATTGACAAATCGTTTGGGTAGTTTCGCAACATACAATCTTTAATTGCTGTAGGCAAGTCCACCCATGCCGGACATGATACGCAGCACGTTGTAGTTTGTGGCGTAGATGCGGTTGGAGACGTTGGTGACGGCGGGGGTCTGCAGGCCAGAGTAGCCCGTGTTATTGTCCGCCTTGAATGTCTCGGGCGTCAGCGTCAGGTTCAGCGTGGCATTGTCGATACGGGAGAAGTTGCAAGAGCCAGACGGCTGCAGGTCCTCCGGCTTCAGGGCGAAGCTGTACACGTTGATGCCCACCGTCGGCGAGTTCGTGTGGTGCTGGTAAGGCTGCACGAAGTTGAAGTAGCTGCCGTCACGCTCCGTGAAACGGTCCTGGCCGTTCAGCTGGATCTTGGCCACCGCCGTGGGGTTGCCGCAGTTGAGGTCCGTGTAGCAGAACGGGTTGTTGTTCTGCGAGTTGCAGTCCGCGTAGTTGGGGTTCTGCACCACCCACACCAGCTCCTTGCACGGGTGGTTGAACTGCATGCGGACCTTGTTGGATGTGGAGGTCAGAGACTCCGCACCCGTGAACTGCAGCTGCTCAATCAGGTACTCGTGGGCCACCTGGGCGAAGCGCCGGCGCTCCTCCGTGTCCAGGTAGACGTAGTCGACCCACAGAGAGCAGGCGACCAGGCCCTTGTTGTTGATGGAGTTCACCAGCTGGGTGTTGCTGCCCCCAGGGGCGCTCGGCACGGCGTTCACCAGGTAGCGGATGTCCTCGAAGTCGACGTTGATCTTCACCTCGTGGTACTGCAGCGCGATGAGCGGCAGCGCCAGGCCGGCGTGGCGGCAGAACCAGAACTCCAGAGGGATATACAGCGTCGTCTCGGGCAGGCAGCCGATGGTAGAGGACAGCTCAACACCACCTGGGCAGACACCCGCGAAGATGAGGTCTTGATCACCAGAAGGGTCAGCCAGAGCAGGCGCATTGTTGAAGGAGTCGAAATACGGGCTGTTCACCAGCTCAGAGGCCTGGGTCACAGAGCAGCCGGCATCCGAGGCGCAAGGCTGGCAGTTGCCAGCGCCTGAACGCAGGGTCAGGCCACCCACGGCGTTGGTGATGCGGTTGTAGTTCAGCTGCTTTCCAACGGGCAGCGTCAGCTCATTCCAGATATACAGCCACTCACCATACTGGCGGTCAATCAGCTGGCCGCCGATCTCTACCTCAACCTGCTCCACCAGCGCCTGGCCGATGTTGCGCACCCAGCTGAAGGAAGAGCAGCTTGCTGTCGTCAGTTCTGAGGCCTGCACCTGCGGCAGCGTGGCCTGCAGATAGACCTTGTGGATCAGGTCACCGTTGCGTGCAATCGTGCACTGCACACGCTTGCCGAAGTTCGCCACACCGTTGAACGTCTGCTCAATGGACTCCAGCGCGAAGTTAGAGTGGCGACGGTACAGCTGCTTGAAAAATGTTACCTGGGGATTCGCCGTCAGGTATACGTCCTGGGCACCGTAAGCGACGAGCTGCATAAGGCCACCGTTGGTCATCTTTGATACTCTTACCGGAGATTTTTTTTATGGAAGAAAGTTTTTTTAAAGTGGAGTTGTGACACACAGAAGAACGGTATTTATTGCTGTTTTTGACAGTTATATATGGGAATTATGACGTAAAATTTTCAATTTGCGTAAGCTAATCCTCCCATTCCTGCCATCACCCGCAGAACATTGTAGTTCGTGGCGTATATGCGGATCTTACAGGTTTGCGTGCTGCCACTGAGTGTGTTCGGTGACAACGTGACGAACAGATTGGCATTGTCGATTCGCGAAAAGTTACAGGAGCCGGAAGGCTGGTGGTCCTCTGGATTGAGAGCGAAGCTGTAGACGTTGATGCCCACCGATGGTGTCGTCGTGTGATGCTGATACGGCTGCACCACGTTGAAATAACGGCCCTCACGCTCCGAAAACCGGTCCTGTCCATTCAGCTGGATACGGGCAGATACCACGGGGTCCGCCCCGGCCATGCCATTCACTGTACCACAGGCGTACCCGGAATCCAGAACGGCACGGTCCCAATAATCACTGTAGTTGAACGGTTGCTGTCCCTTCCACTGGTCAATCACAGAGGCCAAACAGCTGACGAAATCGTCGCGCTGAATAACCCAGATAAGCTCCTTCACGGGATGACTGAATGACATCTTGACGCGATTGACGCTGGCCGTCAGCGATTCATCTCCGGCGAACTGGAGCTGCTCAATCAGATACTCGTGGGCGACCTGGGCGAAGCGGCGGCGCTCCTCCGTATCCAGATAGAAGTAATCCACATAGAGCGAACAGGCCACTAATCCGTAGTTATTCACCGTGTCCAGCACTTGCGGATTGTTTGTCCAGCAGAGATTTCGCAGGTCATTGAACTCAATGTTGATGCGGATATCGTGATACTGCAGAGCAATCAGCGGAAGTGACAGACCCGTGTGGCGACAGAACCAGAATTTGAGGGGAACATACAGCGTATACTGCGGCGTGCAACTGCGGACCTCCTGGCTCATGTGGGGCACGGTCGCCACGCAATCGTTGGAGCAACCGCCATCGGGACCGACATTCGAAATCACGTTGGTGAGCTCTGGCACGTTGCCGATCATATCCAGATACGCCGGCTGCTTACCCGGCGGACATGTCAGCTCATTCCATATGTGTAGCCAGTCACCATACTGAATGTCAATTCGCTGTCCGCCGATTTCGATTTCCACGCTGTTAATCAGATTTTCACCGATAAAATTGAGCCAACGGAACTGCGTGCCGGATGTGTCGGCGGCGATGGAATTCAAGTCAACCGATGGCAGCGTGGCCTGAACGTATGTGCGCCCAATAAGGTCACCGTTGCGTGCTATCGTGCATTGCACCCGCCGACCGAAATTGGCAACACCATTGAATGTCTGCTCCACAGATTCCATGGCGAAGTTGGAATGCCGACGGTACAGCTGTTTGAAAAATGTAACTTGTGGATTGGCCGTGAGATATACGTCTTGCGCACCATAGGCAACCAGCTGTAGAAGTCCTCCCCCCGTCATAACTACTATTGCTCGGAGTGAAAATAATTATTCAAAAGGCGCGGTGCGTCGTAACAGATAACAAACCACAAACCACAAAGCGCAGCGGCTAAAGAGGCGATGGTCTCGTGCGAGATATAGATGTCCATTCGGGATGTATTACGAAGTGAAGAAATTATTTCGGCCGGCAGTGGAGGTGTAGGAGCAGCAATGAACAAGGCGACGACACTTGAAGCACATCATCAGAGCCGTATACGGGGACTGGATAGTGAAAGAGAGCGCATTACCGATTTGCAGCGCGAACTCCAGGAAAAGAAGGTCGCGGTGAACAATGTTGGGTCGCACACGGACGAATGGCGCAATCTGAATGACCAGATTGATGAACTGCAGCGGCGAATCGTTTCACTCAAGAATGATGACGACCGTCTGAATTATTTTCTGGACGTGGGCGATATGCTGTTTCAATACTTTGAAGCCCAGGAATCTGTGGCGAAAGGTCACATGCCGCGGCGGGGCGGAACTGCCGTAAATCTGCCGGCGAATTCAGTTCTCAGTTATTTCGCATCAGAAGCGCCTGTATCTGGCTCTAGCTCTGCATCCTACACAACCGACAAGTATGCTGCAACCGAAGAAACATCAAAGATTAGGAAAATCAACGTTGAAGAAGGCATGAATCGCGATAAAATGCTAGAAAAATATCTGGCGGTGGTCGACCCTGCGGAAATTAAATCGGGTATCATGCCAGGTTCTGGGATTGAGCCAGGATGGGGAACGTGTCGGTCTTGTGGAATAGAAATGACGTTTTATCAGAATGAGGCTATTCTGGGCTGTCCGCGGTGTGGCCACGAAGAGTTCATGTTGATTGATTCAGAAAAGCCCAGTTACAAAGATCCGCCACGGGAAATTACATATTTTGCCTACAAGAAAATCAACCACTTTAATGAGTGGCTGGCCCAATTCCAGGCCAAAGAGAATACCGATATTCCGCAGGAGGTTGTGGAATCGGTGATGCGGGAGCTCAAAAAGGAGCGGATTTCGGATCCCAAAAAGCTCAAGAAAGAAAAGATTCTTGAGATTCTTCGGAAATTGAAGTTTTCGAAAATGTATGACCACGTCCAGCAGATTAAGAATCGTATCCAGCACCAGATGACGAACCTTACGCTGAGCAAAGAGATGGAGGAGAAACTACAACACATGTTCCGCGAAATCCAGCCGGCGTTCATCAAATACTGCCCTGCATCTCGTTCCAATTTTTTATCGTATCCGTATGTGCTGTTCAAGCTGTGCCAACTGCTGGAGATGGACGATTATCTGCCTTTCTTCCAGCTCCTCAAGAGCCGCGAAAAACTGTACCAACAGGACCAGGTGTGGCAGAAGATTTGCGCAGAGATGCGGTGGCAGTTTATTAAATCTATTTAGGAGAAGGTTGATGACCTATTCCATGGATAATACTGAATTTTATTACAATAAAGTATTTGCAAAAAACTCAACGGTAAAGAGGAAGAAGGATTATTTACAGGCTGAGTGAAGGAAATTTCGAATCGCAATCTACTACCTTAGTTTCATCTGTTCCAGGTCGAATGATTACAACAAATCGTAGAGAAGTTTTGTCTGTAGTATCAAGATAGCAAGGATAATATGTTCGATATGTCCTTATGCCATTATTAGTTCCATACGCTGTAGGAACTTTCTTGACTGCATCTCGAATAGAAACCACACTTGTTTTATTGTTTAGAGAAGTTTCTTTGAACCCGTCAGTATTGTCTTTTGTCGAAACATAATGATACCCAAGCAACTTACATACACTACGAACCATATCTTCATCTGAATAAATTCTATAAAGTTTGCTATCTATTTTTTCTTCCTGAACGGCCGGCAAATCAATAGGTTTTAGATGTTGAATATTCTTTGGTGAGAGCATAGTTGGGGATGCCGATACCTTGCCCTTAGTCTTCTTGAAACCAGCTGTCTGATAAGAGTTGGTTCCAAACGGATCTTCATAGGTCTTCTCATACTCTTCAATCGCCTTAATTGAAGTTCTGTGAGGGCCTGTCTTATGTCCTCCTTCAATATCTTCACGCCAGTAGCCAGTCATACGACCAGTTAGAGCTTGAATTTGGACATTGTTATCCACTATTTTTGTATAGAGTTCAAGCGTTGCACCGATACGAAGTTTCCAACGATTTGGGATAAGATTTGCCCTGCGGAAGAACCCCTTTACACCAAGAACTATATGGTTGGTTAGTGGTTCCTTAAATAGCTCTTTAATCTCACCATGTGATAAGCGATCTGATGAAGTATGATTTCTAAATATGACACCTTTACGAATACACGCATTTTGAACAACATTAACATTCTTAGCAGTTACACGAACAAGATGAACTCTAAAATCCTTTTTATCTGGATTCTTTTCAGGATTACACTTTGTACACATACACGTTTTATTATAACAATCTAGAATATCTTCTTGAACCCATTTGTCGGCAGCCTCTTGCGTGTTTACAGCATAGAACTCTTTCACAATACCCTTCTCCAAGAAATCCTTATGACCTATATAAGATGATGGAATAGTCATTTTATAGAGTTCATGTAGTTCTCCCCATCGATAGAGGTCATACAGTTCCTTAATCATCGTAGCACTGATAAAGACAAATCGGTTATTATGCTCCTCCATATGCTTCACATCCAATACACCTGCTTCTTTAAGAATAGTTTGCAGTTTCTGTTCTGGTTTATCACCACTATCAATTTCATCTATAATAAATAATCCATTGGTTACACCTGTTAGTTCATCTTTTGTAATTAATTTGATACCAGCTCTTTCTAACTTACCGTGATGAAAGATTTTGTCCTTGAAACAGTTAGGTGCTTTATCAATCATATCTTTCTCCCAACCAGCATTACTCATTCCAGTAATGATTCTTACGTTCGCAGGATTTACAACAAACCCGTCGTCAATATGCGTAGTTAGAAGTTTCGCAATTTCAATCATAAGACCATCTGCTCCAACCTTGGTCTTCTTCTGAATGCTGATAACACGCCGGCCTTTTGTATAGAACATATCTACAATATTGTTTGCATCCTCCATTTGATTTGGAAAGATGTATTCAGCGGTCGCCTTATCATCGCCTTCCAGAAAGCGTAGATGATTTTCTGCCCTTGCTGAATTGTATGCTTGAATAACAGACTCACGTCTTGCAGAGATAATATCACTTGGAGAAGTCATCTTGCGAACTGAAATATGGTGCGAAATAGCGGTCAAATTTGGCGTTGGATACTATCTTTAATTACTGAGAACCAAACAGCCAAACAGAAACAGCGAAATCGCAGCTATCTGGGCTGTCGGTGCCGCACTCATGAGATAGGCCGCCAGTGCGAACCATACAAGACCATATAGAGAATCTCCAAGTGGAGCAAACAGACTTATCTCACTTCCGTACCGACGGAAGAAATTGACATATTCATTGACCCATCGGTCGGGCAATAAATACGTTATGATGGCAAACCAGGATAAATCGCCTGTCCATTGCACAATCATGAACACAAGAAACCCCGTTATCCACGTGACTGCTGTATTGGGAAATATAACCTCAAGAATTCCAAGTGTCACCATATACAGAAATGTGCTGTACATGAAGTCACCGAATACCACCTTTGGAACAGATGTTTTCTTTATGTTGTAATACTCTGCAACAGCCTTGCTGCTGCTCGTTGCAGGAATTACAAAATACGATATGGGCTCAATAATAGCGAATGCTGCTGCCCACGCTAACAGACTGCGACTACTGAGCTGCCAAATCGACATGTCACTCTATATTACGGTTTGAATTTACGGGCGAACTATACTGAAATGGAAGTCAACCATATTTACGGGAATACGATATTTATCTATTATAAATTTCGTATATTTTTCCGAAACAATTCTTCCATGATGTTTTCGGAATTCCGCGATTTCATCAATCCGTTTCGCGTATAGTTGCGCATGTTCATAGTTCATTACAGCAAATTTATCATTATATCCCTCATGATGTTCGCAGTTAGGAATATTTATTTTTTCTGATACAATTTGATGTAATGGAAATTTGTTATGAATCATAACATCCGGGCGTACAAACATAATATGTTTGAATAATACGCCATCTTTCATACATTTTTCCACTAACGAAAATCCACGTTTCATCGATTCTAACGCACAAATATGGTTTGTTACTAATCCTGGAAGCCATTCTCCTTGACGGCAGTGCCCTATCCGTTGCCAAATATGTTTATAAAAAAAATTATCCATATTTACTGATGCAAGAAAATCTTCTTGATTATCGATTTGATACACATCAGGTAGTAGTAATTTATATTCATCATAGTCAATCGGTTGCTGGATCACATTCTCCCATACTTTTTGCTTATTATCCTTTGTTTGCCATGTATGCATAAATATTTTAAAGGTTTTACTATCTTGTTTCAATATATTTTGAATAAGACTGATATGACTTTCATAGACTTTCTTTGTAGAACGGGTTAGCCCCCAATATACAATTGCGAAATCTATCTCCATCTAAATGAATGATTTTTATTCAATGATAGAAATGCCGCATATTTCCATCTTTTAAGTATTTGTTCTTTTACGGATAATGCATGCTTCTGTGCGATTTTCCGGTAATTGTTTCGCAATAATATTTATATTTGCACGAACTACCGGAGAAAGCGAATTAACGAACGCTTCAAATTCTGCAGTAGAACATATTATACGTTTCTTTGGTGCAAGAGATTCTACTTCTACTCCTGCCACAATCATATTCTCCCAATTTGGAAGCTCCAAATTGTAATAGAAAAATTCCTTTTTCATCTTCATTTGTTTCAGACCTAATCTGTAGGCCTCTACCATACCTCTACTGGGAATAAAGACGGCATGGTGTGGTGAAATTAGCAGACGCTTATTGGCTTTAAACATACCCTTTTCAATGATATAAGGATTTGCAGAATCTCCTGGTTGAACACGCGTTTTAGAAATATACTTTATTTCCACAACGCGACCGCAGGGTGTAAGCACCTTATCTTCCACCGAAAGACTATCCATACGTCTATAACCTGATGGAGTAAGAACAGGCGCATCACCCATGAAACATGGCAACAATAGGGGCACCTTTATTGGGATAAAAGGGAAGATGCTATTAACAATGTATGTTATTCTATCGACCATGAAAGTCGTATTTATGCCTAATCGCTGTTGTGGGCCTCCATTTACACTAAGCGTAACTACTTCTGAACCATTGACCAAGGAAAATGTAAATGTATAGGTGTTATTTCCAGGAGTTTGTAATATTATAGTTCCATTATTAATCGGTATATATAATTCATCATTGGAAGGTAAAAGAGAAGTATCAATTATGGTGGTCGAACCTTCTGCACACGCCACTGCAGTAATTTGCACACTGGTATCACTCTGATAAATACCGGTCACATTGCTAACTTCATATATTCCTACTGCACCACTCAATAGAGCAACATCTAACTCATCACGTGAAATGACCGTCGTTGGTCGAGTAGGAATAAGGAGCACTTTTTGACTAGGGTCACTCGTCGAACCGTCTATTCCAGTTGCCGTCAACCATACGATTAAAATATGGCCGTCGGGTAAGTTACTTAGGTTTACGGCATTCCCTGGCGGTGCAGGAAATGAGCCAGAATTTGAACCATCGCAGATATCTGTTATCCATATTGTGTAAGATGCAACGGTCTCATCAGAATTCCATTCTAAATACCCATTATCGTTACTATCGGTGCTGGCCGCGGTGATGATGGGTGCCGCAGGCATCTATATTATAGAATTATATTTATTTTTTGAAATGAAAAAATACATAAGATATTATGCATCAAGATTTTTTGCAGTATTACCGACGGTGAAGCTGCAAAAACTTAGTTCATCTCTTTAAAGGGGTCGCTATTTTCTTTATCTAATAAAACCTACGATGAAATTATTAAGACTTAAGATTTCTTTTTTATAGCCTATCCCAAATTGGAGAAATTTTACATGATTAATCCGAGCTCTAGTATAAACAAACTCCTTCAGAAGAAAGAAATGCCTATTACTACGGTCGCTGCATTCGATCTTGGTATAAAAAATCTGTCACTCTGTGTGGCCGCCTTTGACACGAGTGGTAACAGTGACAGCAGCAATCTGACCGACATTCGCCGGTGGACAAACATGAATCTGTTGGCCGCAGGCGCCGAAAGCCAGTCACTGACCCGCTGTTCTTGTGGAGGACCGGCATCTTGGTCTTCACCTTCACCTGCACTTGCGACAGCAGGGACACTTCTCTGCAAACGCTGTGCAAAGAAATCCGCATATCTGCCTCTTGATATTTCGGGAAGCACTGTGGCAGCGTGGAGGGGATGGGCGGTGGGACATACAGCACTTCTCGGAATAACCGACGCCGTCGCACGGAAAGCAACCAAGGCGACCCTAATGGAGGCCGCCAGCAAAGTTCGCCTCATGCCCTATAAAGCCAAGAAGGCAAAGGGAGTTTCTTTACAGGATATTCTGGCCGGAATGGAGACTGCTCTTGACAGTGAGCTGTCGGTCATTGCAACAGCAGACCGGATTCGCATTGAGAATCAGCCGTCCGAATTTGCACCTCATATGAAATCCGTCCAGATGATGCTGTTTGCGCTAATCACACATCGTCTGCAGAGAGAATTCGGATGGACCGGCACCGTGGAGTTCGCGAACGCATCCGTCAAGACAAAAGGAACAAATGCCGGCGTCGGCAAAGGTGCAAAAAAATCACGAAAAGATGCGGCGTGTGCGAAAGTTGCTGCACTGCTCAGCAAAGCTGCTGTGGATAGTTATCCCGGTGCGGCTGCGCATCTGACGTGGTGGCAGTCACAAGCGAAACAGGATGATTTGGCGGATGCATTTTTGATGTGTGTGGATGCGGGAGGAGGCGGTCATTAGCGTTTGAGTGGGGAAATAAAGGTCTGCTAACTGGACAAGGCATGAGCGGAGTTCAGTTTGTTGGTGGCTCGAACGGTGGCCCGAATATGGATTCCCGTCCATCTGCAGCAGATTTGGCTTCCTTTGCCAGCAAGGCCAAAGAGATTAATATCGGCAGCGACGATATTGTAGAGCTCGGTGATGATCTCGGCATGAATCTCATTTCAAATCAGAATAAAGTTGCACCGTCTCCCCGGGGTCCGGCATCGGCTGCATCTACTTCGCGCATCAATCTGGGCACGCCGGCGAATGGTGGTGGCAGCTTCGGTAGTGAAATGCCCAGTATTCAGATTCGTCCTGTCGATGACCTTGAGGTTGTAAATTTGGATGCAGGACCGGGTGCTTCGGATATCCGTATCAAGCATGATGGTGGAAATTCATCTGGTGAGCCTGCACCCTTCGTGATTCAGACTGAGTCTGGATTTGGATCTGGCTCTGGCTCTGCATCTGGCTCTGGCTCTGCATCTGGCTCTGCACCAGATGCCCTTTCCCCAGAAGAGGAGCTCCGCCAGAAGAAAGCCTTCCTCACGAAGCTGCAGCGGCTGGATGGTAACGGTATCGGTGGTCAGAAAATGTCTCTGGCCAACTCGTATGAAGATATTAAGGCCGAATACGAGAAACGCACGGATTCACGCAATCTAGAAGCGTCGCTTCGCTTTCAGCGGAATGCTCTGATGACCTTCGTAACCGGTGTTGAGATGGTCAATGATAAGTTCGGTAGCCGTCTGCCGGTCAAGCCGCGCCTCAAAGGCTGGTCGGAGTCGGTGCATACAAACATTGAGGACTTTGATGAGATTTTCGAGGAGCTGTATGATATGTACAAGGATTCCGCAAAGATGCATCCGATGATTCGTCTGGTGGGAACACTAGGAGTCAGCGCGACCATGTACCATCTGACAAATACGGCGGCAGAGAGAACGGGTATTCCTGGTATGGCCGACGTGCTGAACGAGAATCCGGAACTGCAGCGTCAGTTTGCGGCAGCGATGATGGCCAAGATGGGTGGTGGTCTCGGTAATTTCATGGCCGCGGCGGGTGGAATGGGCGGGCCACCAGGTGGTGGTGGTGGTGGAAGCGGCGGCCCGCCTCATCCTGGTCTAGGAATACCGACATTCAACGTGGCGTCGGCATCTGTGCAGCCACCACCTATGCAGCAAGGAGATGCACCGCGGGCACGTCGGGAGATGCACGGACCATCCGGTGTTGATGATATTCTGCGCGCCTTTGAGGCCGAACGGGCTACAACCAGCGTTCCCGTGATGGGCAGCGCGGCACCAGTATTTTCGCCGATAGGTCCTCCTCCCAGTCCTCCTGTAGGACCCAGTGTAATGCGCGCCGGTGTCGGTACCTCCATCGACCCGCTGGCCGAATTCATGGAAGATAGCCAGAGTGTTGGCACAACCAGCACGGCGAACACAGAGCGGCGTCGAGGTCGGCGTCGTCCTGCACCCGTTGGTGCGACGTTGAATCTTAATGTGTGATTTCTCTGAGGAGATACCAGTCGGATTGCTCATTAAATAGATAGTGAAGCGCAGAAAGCACTATTAATGTTAGCCAGAACGCTACAACCATGTTGCGCGTTCCGATGAACATGATAGCAAATAGCAGCAAGGGACGGAATATGATATTCTGGAGAAAGGCTTCCTGTGCGGGAGTTACAGAAAGCACCATGAATCGTCCGCCCAAGTTGAGCAGAATATACGCCAATCCAAGGATATACGGATTCGTGTTAATATCGTGAAAACTGTGTAAGAAACGGTCGGACCAACTCAGTGACGCGATGGTGTCGGGCGGCGTGTCTTTCACCGCCTTCATTGCCTTCATTACACCCTGCTTAGGACTGCGAAAAAATAGGACGGGCATCGCTGTTCCGATTCGCTTTTTGCTGTCCCCACCAAATCCAGCCCAGCCAGATAACGGCCGCTGCCGCACCTACAGGAAGGCTTTGGTCCGCCAGAAGTAAAACAATTAACGCACCCATCAAGCGGAATAACGGATGACGACTGAGCTCGGCAATAAAATCATGCATTCTCTTTGCTAATGGTGGAGACTATTGTTGGATTCATCGTATTCAATCGGTGCAGAAATCGGACGTTCCTGAATCGCAGAAGTATGCTCATTGAGAGTGGTTTCACTCTCCCACGAATGCTGTTCATCGGGGGTCACACGGTTGAGAAGCAATTGGGGTTCTTCAGTTCTTTCTTGGATTCCTTCGGGCTCTTCGTGCAGTATTTCTTCTGAGAGCCAACGCTGTCCTTTGTCTGCGACTTTGTCTTTATTGAGAATCACGGCTTGGAACGATTCGGCGCGAATAAGTGATACGGAACCAAACAATAGAAGGAGTGATACGGCCAGAACAGGCGATGGACCACTCATCAACCAACCGGCTACAATAAATAGTGCGACGGCACCGATAGGATGCACAATGAACCGACGGAAAGCGGCAGGGATATTTTGCGGCAGAGCTGCACCTACACAGATGCCGGCAGCGACAATCCATGAAGGATTTACTGGCATCCAATGAAGACGGGGCGGAGGCGGCATCATTGCAGGCTGCATTTCTCTTTACTTGGAATAGATATTTTACTATACGTCACGCCCTAACGGGGACACCCATCCTTTGAAAACCGACTCGCGCAGAAAGTCCTCCCGTAGTTGCACGGGCTCGCCGGTTTCGAATATGAAACGTCTGCCGAAATCCTCTACCAGGTTACGCAGTGTAGAGCCGGTTTCTTCATCTACTTCTGACTCCTGTGGGAAATTCTTCTGCAGATAGGCCAAGATTCGGATTTCGGCTGTTTCGGCATCGCCCGCTGTAGGTATCGGCTCTTTCATGGTCGGATCAAGAGGTGGCAGCCACTTGGGCCAGTCTGCAAGAATATCGGTGCTGGATAAGTTCGCCCGAAAGTTGCGATTCCCAAATAGACGGGTTCGCAGGTCGCCCAAGATACGAAATGCCTCACTGCCGTCTTTTTTTATGTCGGCATCGGCGAAAATCAGGAGATTCTTATAGTGCTTCTTAACTTCGGATGTCGTCGGTGCGGCATCTAATGCGCGGGTTGATGTCTTTTCCATATCTAGCAAATTGCTCATATTGCCGACAGTGGTGAATCCTTCGGTTGTGCCACTTGAAAGTGATAATATCCAATGAGACAATGCCGCAACAACAGCCACAAACAACAGGAACCACAGAACCGTCATTACTCAAGGCGCGGGTTTTGTTTATAGATGCGGAACTCTTCGGTTTCATTAGGGGAGAATGAGCAGTGCATTCTGTTCATGGGATGAAGCATTTTCTGGTCCCGATACAGCAATTGGTAAAGATAAAAAGAAAAAGTCACGGCATGTTCCATCCGAGCCAACAGAGCCGAAAGAACCAGTTCCTGCTCCTATGCGCTCCGCTGCAGACTCAGCGCCAGGACCTTCCGGTAACATTGGCTCTGGACATGGAACTGGCTCTGGCTCCCGTTTACCAGCACAGGACATTGATGTTGGATTTCCTCTACCCGGTGAATCGGCTGACGGTGAAGCTTGGACACGCGCTTTTACGTTGGAGCCTTCCCAAACCGCGGCTCTGACCCTACAGGCACCGAAATGGACAGGTCCGGCACTCGTTTCCGGAGGCTCTACGCTGTGGAGGGCACAGCATCAGATGCAGCAGATGCAGCAGAATCAACAAAACCAACAGCAGGTCAACGCCCCGGCGGTCCATCAAACCATGGATTTCACCCAACGACTCGACAAACTCACCAAACAACTGGATTCGCTGACCGGCGTGGGCAATGTTACGATGCAAGGCACTGCAGAACTGTTTCTGTTTGTTGCAATCGGTCTTCTACTTTTGCTGGCAATTGATACGCTGTTGCGGTTTGCAGTTCATATGGTGTCTGCTACAGGAAAACGTAGGCTGAAGGGTGGCTCTGGCTCTGGCTCCCGTTGGCTGCGCTGGAAAATGCGTGGTCTGTTCAAATGAGTGTAATCGTCACACCATCTCCCGTTTTGCGCCGTGCGCCCTGCGTCAGAAGACCCGCAACGCCTTCTGCCGTCGGTTTATAATTGGCCGCCTTCTTCTTTTCACCCGCCTTCGCGGCCGCTGCGGATGCTGCCGCAGCCTGAGGTAATCCCGCCGCCACCGACATCATTGCCTGCCGAATCGGCGACTCTTCCGTATAATACTGTATAGATTGTTCCCGCCAGTTAATCATCAAACGGTTCGGCGACATATAGATGACACGAAATCCCGAATGCCGCAGATTCCACACCAAATACAAAATACAGTCTTTCACATCATAACGCGGACAACCAGGCACCCATTCCGGAACGTCGTAATATGTCATTTGGCTCGTGTTCCGTTGCGCCGATGCCCATTTAATTTTCTGATGAACGCCGCCCAGAAGTCGATTGTAAGTCTCCAACCGTAACGAATCCAGTTTCGCTTGCTCCGTAAAAAGCGACGATGGCGTGAGCTGCGGTGGCATGGACAGTTGCATTCCTCTTGATACCGGCAGAGGAATGTCGCACCTCTGGTCTCCGCAGAACATCACTCTCAGCGGCGGCGGCGTATTATTGATTGGACAGCTGGGCGTCGTTGCAACACTCAAAGAAGCCGGTGTACTCAACGACGTCAAACGGTGGTACGGATGCTCAGGCGGTTCCATCGTGGCCTTGTGTGGAGCGCTGGGTGTATCCGCCGGCTGGATGCAGGAACTCGCACAAACGATACGGATTCAACAGTGGGTGCGTATAGAAACCGATATTGTCATGGAATTTACGAATCGTTGGGGGCTCAACGACGGAAGCGCCCTTATGGAATATATCGCCCGCATAATGGATACATGGACACCGGGGTCCTCCGTATGGACTTTTGCGGAAATGCAGCGCGTGTGCGATTCAGAACTATATATTCATGCAACCAATGTGAGCCTTGGACGCGGCACGATATTTTCCGCAGAGCTTACACCCACTATGCGGATTCTTGACGCTGTTCGGGCAAGTATCGCGATTCCGATTTTTTTTACTCCGTGGCAGCAATCCGAAACCGGTCATTACTTTTGTGACGGATGCATGACGGAGTTTTATCCTTGGACCTCAGTGAAAGACAAGGATAAGACATTGGTAATTTCTACACAGACCAAAACGTTGCAACAGAGAAAGCAGAGTGTTCCGATTCAGTCTTTGAGTGAATATGTGCGAATGGTCTACAACGCGATGAATACGGTTGTCTCACCAACACCGCGCCACTGGATTGCTCTGAATCAGAAGCGTTTCGGAACGATGGATTTCGGTATTACGACCGAAGACCAGCAGGAGCTTTTCGCAATAGGAGAGACAGCGGCACGCGGATGGCTGGCGTGGCGGACTACTGTCGCTGAATCCAAGAAGCCCATGCACCGGCCTCACGATCCGCATCGCAGCGGGTCTTCTGGCCTCCCTTTACAAGAACCATCGTCGGGAACCCATTATACTCCAGACCCAGCTCTTTTGCCTCGGGACCCTCAATCGGATCCATTACCTGCACATCGGTCCCGTCGCTGGTCTTTATAGGACCCATGGCTTGCAGCTGCGCCCACTTTGGCTTGGCCTGCTGGCAGTGCGGGCACCAGTCGGCCTTAATCATGTAGAACTTTGCACGGGTATCTGTATCTGCAAAGCCCTCGTAGCCACCGCTCAGCAGTTTCCGTGTGCCGCCTGGACCCAACAGTTTCCGACCGTATTTTCCGAATCCGATAACAGCAACAGCCGCAACCAAAACCGCGACCGCTACCAAAACCCATGTCCAGTGCTTCGGTAGCTTGAACAACATTCTGTAGAAGGTGGGGATTTTAGGATTGCGTTACAATACTATTTAATGAAGTTTCTCTGGAATGGAAAAATCCATAATATTGAGCTGCCGACTGGACTTGGACGGCAACATGAAATTCTCTGGATGCAGCTGATCGCGGCGGGATGGACGGTTTCCGCCGCCTGGAAAGAGTGTTTCCGTAAGGAATTTGCAGGAATTGGATGGGAGGCGGCATCTCTTGGAGGGCGACCCAATCCTCCTAACGCTTTTTGTGGGTCTTCTGTAACCGCAACAGCCTCTTCCGGGTCTTTCGGCAAGTCTTCCGTCGCGACCCCTTCGCAGAAGAGCAGGAACTCTCGAACGCCCCGACCTCTTTTTTCAGAAAGTGCAACGAAGGATGCGGTGTTGGACACTTCAGGCCATCACAAACGGCACACTCCACATTCCACATCCACTGCATCACGGCCTTCCGTTGGCTCTGCTGCTGCTGCTGTCGCTTATGAAAAGAAGCCAGAGGCGGCTCGCCGACCTTACGGTAAGCCTCCGCCCAGGACTTCCTCCAAGCCGCACACGGGAGGATGGATGGGAGCAGCTTCCACCATTGCGTAAGTGCCGTGATTCTCTCTTCACGCGTCATCAGATTGTATCGATTTCTTGTAGCCATATCGAGAATGCTCCAGTTACTCGTCTGCTCTGGAGCATCGGGCATCGGCACGGCTTTATAGTCGGAATCCGGTGTGCTGTAGGCAATAGATGTGAAAAAGTCCCAGCCTTTCTGGGTGGGCGTTGCAGATTCACATAACTCTCTGGCCGCGTGGAGCCAGTGGTCCCGAACAGTCGCCCACGATGGATTTCGTTTATTCAGAAGTCCCTGTCCTCTGAGTTTATCATTTACGCGATTATGAATATCGAATATCCACCGGCTGAACGCGGTCTTATCTTCAATAATCGCCTTTGTCAGAGGTTGCAGTTTCATGTAATCATGAAAGGAGGCGCGACAATACTTACAGGGTAGAACAAATTCCAGTAGATGAAACCAATCATATACCGCTTGGGTGTTGGTAACCGGCGACGCGGCAATCAGATGTAATAGTTGCCATCCCGATGGACCCCAAAAGCGGGTGTCCATTCCCCCTTATTGTTTGCTGCGATTTTCTAGTCTCATTGACATATAATGTGATACAATATATGTCAGGGATTTGTATTGGTTTGGACCAGTAATGCAAGCAGCAGAAGAAAGCTCTCACATCGGCGAAATAGAAGCCAGCAGCGGACGCACGGCCCACGGCATATCCTCTTCGTATCGCGCTTTGCAGGATACTTTCGGCTCTGGGCATCGCGGCGGCTCCACTGCAGCACACGGGGGGCATGTCGTCGGCTTGGGGCATTCTACAACGGGGCAGCGCACTACGGGGCACGGCGGGCACTCACCGATTTTGCAGGGCTTGTTGCAGGTTGAGATGCACGGAGGGCACGGAGGCACCGCCGATTTAAGGATATAACGGGACATGTCGGGCGGGGCGGGACACTCGGATTTCAGCATGTAGCGTGACAGGTCGGGCTGCGGTGGGCACGGCGGGATGCTGGCCTTGAGCACATACTTGGACCAGTCAATCTGAGGATGTCTGCGACTATCTTCGTTATTCTCAGCGCCGCCACCTCTGCATTCTTTGCAGCCAGACCGGCAGCAATCCCGTCGGGACTTCTTGCATACCCGACAATCTGTCTCAACAACCTCCGTAAAATCTTCCATTACGGCCATTGCTGCGGCAGGCTGATTCACCGACCGAAGAACAAAATGCACAGTCATCGCACCTATAACGGCGGCCACAACTGTTAGACCAAAATCTGTCCATGCCTTCATTACACTCTAACGGTCTGTGCTAAATTATTGGGTCGCTTCACCTTCCTGAACATCATATCCTACCTCTGTTGTCTTTGCAGCTGTTGCATCTTCTGCATCTCTTACCAAAGCCGCCTTCTTATTGGAGAAGTACTCGTGAATGGGAGAAGAAAACTGCACATAGAATGCCGCAACCAGCAGCAACACAAGTAAAGCGATGACTGCAATGTAGTTACGCATGACAACATCCATAACCGCGGCAGTCGCAGCTGCAGTGGCCGTGCGTATTTGATCCATTTCTGTCTGAGCCACCGGAATTATACGTCCGCTGAGCGCGGCGACGGACAATTAAACTGCGCCGGAGATACTGTGGGTACCGAATACCGCAACCGATCACAGACAATCCCCATCACATTCTTGGCCTCTGACACTGTCGTAATATGGGGCGGACAGCCCAAGTCCTCTGCAGCATTCGGAAAAGCCTTACGAATCTGGTTGCACATCGTGCGGGCGCGCTGAACAGAGTTTGCCGGGTCGTATCCCAACGGTAGCTGGACAGCGGCATCTGCTGTGCTATAGATGCTATCCGATGACCACGGACCCAAATCCGCAACGGTTCGGAAGTCGGCAACCATACGGCGGAGTTCATCGTTCGATGCACCATTGGCCTCCGCTCCTAAGACCGGAAGGAAGGGAATAATATCACTGCGTTGCTCAACCAACGGCGCCTTTGGCTGCTGCATCGCTTCCATCGCGAAGAGTGTCGGTAGCGGCTGGTCTGCCCGTTGCGCCCGCTGCAGAAATAGACGGGCCGCCCGCATCATAATCGGAGGCACAGGATACTTACGCTCCGCCGATTGCAGCTCCCGTTGAAATACCTGGAGCTGCTGATAGCGCAGTCGATTGAGCGGGTCCGGCTGCGGGATTTCACGGAGACTCTGCAGAATTGCGTCAAGAAGACCACGGAAATTATCGTATTGTTCGCCGGTCATCAGCACATCCTGACGCTCATTCAGACCAAATCCCGCAATCTGCTCAACACTCGGATACTGCCGCTTCCATGCGGCATTTTCACGTGAGAGTTCCCGGAGCTCTGCCTGCACTTGCGAAATGGTATCTGTAATAATTCCGGAGCCCAGCTGGTCAAGAATACTGGCCGACCGGGCTTCGTAGAGCACACGTTGCTGACTCTGCTCTGGTGTCAGCGATCCAGGATGGTCGTTTTCGCGCTGGTCGGTCGCCGTAAGCCACGTCGTGAGTTGCACGTTGAGCTCTTGTAAATCCTTTTGGGTCGCCGGTGGGTCCCGCACAGCAGTGGATGGACCGGGCACCGTGATGGGCCGGATTATACTGACCGGCAGATTCGTAGCAGGAACGGCGGGGCCTGCAAACGGCATATTCTTGAGGTCGGCAGGTAGGAAAGAACCATTACGGTCCTGCTCTCCCACGGCTCCGTATGGCCTTCCGCCGACCGGTGCTGCTGCTGCTGCAAAGCCTTCTATGCTCTGCTGTTTCATTTGCCAAAACAGCAGAGCCGCTACAATAAATATGGCAATCGCCATTGTGACCAATGGTGACATCCCTGCCAGTTTGAGGCATTTTTGTCACACCCTAAGGAAGCGTGCAGTTCCAGCACGGCACCTCATCCATACGAATATATTCCGACATGTCGGGGCATCCGTGCGGAGCCGGCTCTGCAGAATCTTCACAGTCGGACTCCTCTTTCCGTTTTTGTCTTTGCATTCTATAACCTCTCTCTGCCGCATTCATAGTGTCACGGTCGCGTTCCAGAGTATCGACCTTTACCGGCTCCTTGTTCATCGCCTGCACAATCTGCGGTGTTCCCAACAGACTTTTGAGAGCCGGTGACATCACCAGCTCTACCTTTTGCGGCTGGGCGCCAGAAGATCCAGAAGATACAGAGCCATCATCAAACGCCTCACGGACACCCATCATGATAGCCAGTGCAACGAGGCCCACCAGCAAAAGTGAAAGCACGACCAGCTTCATTACTTTGGGTATAGGAAATCATGAGTCTTAAGCGACAATGGATTGAAGACGACCTGGTAGAAGTAGGCCTTGATGAGGCCGGAAGGGGCTCTCTGTGGGGTCGTCTGTATGTCGGAGCCGTGATTCTTTCTCCAGAAGACGAAGCGTATTCGGACCATGGTGCAGCGCTGCGCCAGATAACCGATTCTAAGAAACTCACGCCGCGAAAACGTGCGATTCTGAGCGACTGGATTAAAGAGAACGCAATTGATTCCGCCGTCGCATGGGCCGATCCGGAGGAAATTGACGAAGTCAATATTCTTCAGGCCGATATGAATGCCATGCACAGAGCGTTAAATTACATACAAATACCATACCAACGAATTCTCGTGGATGGGGATTACTGGAGACCAGTGACCGGAGAAGACGGTAGCGTTACTCCGGCTATTACTATAAAAAGTGGAGACTCATTGAGTCTTTCAATTGCAGCTGCCTCTGTGTTAGCAAAGGAGGCGCACGATGCCTGGGTGAAGGAACAAATCGCGGCCGACGCAACGCTTCACGAACGATGGGGATTGGGCTCCAATATGGGTTACGGAACAGCAGCTCATATGCTCGGACTCAAAACCTGGGGTGCCCATCCACTACATCGCCGTTCGTTTGCGCCGGTCCGGGCTGTTCTTCAGAAACCAATGTTTAGCGATTCTTAGAAGAACCGGAAACCGCCCCGCTGCTGCTTCTGCTGCTGCTTACGGGACTGCTTGCGCTGCTGCTTCTGGGAGCGGCGCACCTTGTGGGAGCGGCGGGCCTTGTGGGACTTGCGGTGCTTGCGGGAGGCGCGGTGCTTCATGGAACGTCGGTGGCGGGCCATCTTATACCTACTACTGCGAATTTTGGTGGCGGGGGGGGTAGGCAAAAAGTGACCGCACCGGGCACACCACCACCGGGACAACCAGGATGAAACTTCTTCTGATTGACACCGAAACCAACGGACTACCTGCGAACCGTTTCGCTCCCGCCTCTTGCTGGGAACATTATCCCGCCATTCTCCAGCTGAGCTATCTTGTGTATGAGTCAGAGGACAGCTCCCTCGGCAAGGCCCTGGTCTGCCGGGATATTTCTATTGCGCTGCCGGAGGGCGTGAAGTGGAATCCGGAGGCCGCCGCCATTCATGGCATTGATGAGGCCACCGCCCGGAAGGGTGAAAAAGCCGCGGATGCTCTGACGGAGCTATATCGAGTATTGCGCACTGTCGATTGTGTATGCGCGCATAATCTGGCATTTGATAGAAACATTATTCGGGCCGCCGCCTATGCGGAGGCGGACAGAGGCAACGGCCCGCCGGAGCTGCGAACTATCTGGCCCCGGGGAATTACGGAGCTCTGCACTATGGCTGCCACCAGAGAGCTCCTATGCCTACCATCGGCATTCGCATCGGAAACGAAACGCTTCAAGGCACCGCGCCTCGGAGAACTCTACGCATGGCTGTATGGACATGTCTATGACATTTCGGGATCCGGACAAGTGCTTCACACTGCACAGTCAGATACGCACTGCTTGGCGCAATGTGTATCTGAACTTATTCGGCGGGGCTATCTGAAGTGGCAGGATGGTGCTTGGATTACGCCAGTGACACCAGCTATGCAAGTGGCTGCTTCCTCTTCGGTTTCCGCGTAGGTCTTGCCACGAAATCTGTTTGTAGCCGCAGCGCCTTTATCAGCTCATTTCGTTTGGCCCGCACCCGCTCTCTATGGGCTTTTTTGAGCTCGGGGAGAGACGGCTGGTGTCCGATACAATCCAACGGAAATACATCGGGTCCGTCGTAGCTGTTTTTGGTCGCGGCGGAGGCACGGCGCTCTGCATCTAGTTCAATCAACTCTTGAATCAAACACAGAAGACGAACCGACACATAGGATTGTAGCTCTGCAAAATACATGGCGTAGTACATTTGTATGAGTAGGTCTAGTGAGCCCAGACGATATCCAGCTGGTTCTTTCAGAGTCGTATAGGCGTGACACGCTACCGTTTCGAATACAACGGCAACGGGCTTTGTGACCTTTGTATCCTTTGTGCCTTTTGCCCGTTTTCTGTAAAATTCAGTCCGCGCCGGCAGCAGCTCACCAATCGCGGGAAAATACTGTGGTTTGATATCCATACCGACGAATGTGTCGATGAGTGCGGTCGGCTTGTCGGTCAGGAGTAGTATCGGATCATCTTGATTGGGTTCAATATCCCGAAGAAGGCTGAGCCCACTGAGGAATATTGCGTTTGCCGCAATGCCGGCTTCGGTAATACGCCAAAACAGTTCATCGTGTTCAGAACTATTATCTGTGTCTGTGTCTTCTGCTGCACCGAGTCTCTCCAGTGGATTGGTAACACAGTGACCGGCTCTCAGAGGTTTCACATCATTCAAAAGTATCAGTCGTTTATAGACCTTTTCCCAGCGACTTACATCACCGGCAGGACGCGATAGCTCCAAATACATGTTCATACGCAGAAAATTCACCGACGCGTAACGAATACCGTCAATCATCGCGGCATCTGAAATAATGCGCCGATACACTTCGGGTGGCATAAACGTAATATCGGCCGCCGCACGATAATTCACGAAAATCTTGTAGGTGCCTTCGTGGATACCGAATTTTGCCTCTACGTCGTCAAACCCGTCAGCCTGGAATGTCGTGATAAGGTCCGCACAATCTTGCAGCGGGTCGGGTGTCATAAAGTCGTAATCGGGCAGATAGAGATTTGGATCATAGAATTTTGTTGCGGGTGGCAGATGTGCATTAATAGCGGCACCACCATATACGACCCGCCCCTTTATTCTCAGAAAGTTCTCCATAATATCAACGATTTTGCGTGCCTCTATGTCGATTGCCGCGAACCGTTCCTGATTATCGGCAGCAGATGCAGCAGCAGCCTTGGCCAGTGCGACAAGCTCTTCAATAGATGCCTTCGTCATTCTCCCTTGATGAATACACCGAAAGCAAATTGGTTAACAAAACTTGACATATAGGGGGAGCGCAGTGTATGTCGGATAGGACAACAATGCCTATCTATATTCCTAGTCAATCTCCCACAGAAATAACAAGTACAGTCTATATTCGTCAAAACCCATGGAAGAAAAGTTCGGATATTCTCTATAGTAAAATATCAAAGAAATTGCATCTACCCTACGCTCATACGAAGCAAACGGTAGATGCGTTCACACATAATCCAACGACCTTTCTGGAAGCGGTACATGAAAAACATAAGGCAAAAGTAAAATCCTGCATACATTTTCCGATTGGTACCGTTGCTCTTGTACCAAACGGTAATAAGGGTTTGCTTGTTAGTATAAATTCGGAGTTGAAGGCGGGGGTACAAGACACCCTCTGTATTGCTTGTAGCCCACGAACATGCGGGCATGAATATATACAATCTGGTGCCTATTGCCTTCAATGCCATGATTCTGTAAAGGAAGTATTTGAAACAAAAGACATCGCCAAGCTAAGTATGCATTTGCGTGAAGGGAACCTGATTGAGCCGTTTTACATTCTTTATTACGATGTGGAAATTCTTGGCGATGCTGATTACAATGGAACCAAATGGTCAGACATCGCAGGCATGAAGTCGGTAGGGTTTCGCGTACAGCATTGGGCATTAGTATAATGTCTTTTCTTTCTCTATTTTGCAACAGCAAACGGAATTGTCTTTGCGCGCCGCCGCCAGGTAACAATATGAGATATAGGAATACGATATCCCGTTTGAACTTTATGCGGGTCACAGTCGTAGAGACACATGGGCCACGCAATATGCGTCCCAGAGCATGTCAAAATATCAAAGACATACGTGGGCGTATTCGTGCGTATGTCTTCACAGATATACTGCCACATCTGCTGCGTTGCGGGTTGCATCGTGAAATGAAATAGCCGCTCTAACGCATCCAGCCGGTCGAACTCTATTTTCCAGCACCATATTATCCGCCTCACGGGCGATGGAACATCATCCATCAACTTGAAGGATAAACGGATTTTTCCTATCGGCGGAAACTATATGTATCGAAATTGCGTGCATCATAGAATTGCGACATTACGGCATCCGTGCTGTTTGAGTCAAACATATTCACGGCAACAAACTGTGCGCCCGCTTGCTGGCACGCGGTCCAGCTGGTATTCGCGTAGGCAGTGGCGTTATCGGTCGTCGCGCCTCCAATAGACGGTTGAACCAGACAAAATCCCGCCTGTGCCGGTGTGAGTAACGCACCTCCCGCAGATGCACAGTTCGGCTGCGACGGCTTCTGCACTTGCGCCAGACTACCTGGTTCAAACGCAATCTGGTGTGTGCCATCCTGAACGGCGTTCATGACCTGGCCCATTTTGGTCTGTTTCAGCGCCTCTACAAACTTGGGGCCGTTACTGATACCTGGAAGCGAATAGAAGGCATCGTTCGTGTCGGGAACGACAATCACAAACACCCGATTCATAAAATGGCTGACGGGTGCATTACAGAGTTTATCCTGTTGTCCCGCGTTGGCATACTGCGATGCCATGCCGTATCCCTGCAGTGCGGTTTCTACTGTAGAGCCCAGCCGATTGAGATAGGGGACAGTCATCGCACCGTGGAGATTGAGAATCATGAAAAAGGGGTCCGTATTCTGTGTGCCAGGCGTTGAATCAAAGGCCGCGGTTACCGCCGTCTGCAGCACTTCACCGACGGGTAGCGTATTGCGCGTTTGGAGCCGCCAGTTGCTGAAATTGCTGGTGCCTCGCGCAAGACCGTTCGAACGCCACCACCGCGCATACCAGAACTCACGGTGGTCCGTCATGGCACATATGACGGGTTTCGCCGAATCGACGGGGTCCGGCCAAATATCGAAGACCACGGCGCGCGCTCCGCCCTCCACCTGCAGCCGAACGGCAGCGGCATTGACGGACCCCGTCCAAGGATTCATTAGCGTCTGGGTTTCGGTAAAAATACCACCAAAGTTGGCCGTTGCCACATTGAAAGATACCATGGGTGCCTCGTCGATTTTGATATTGTGCGTATTGCAGTAATCTTGGAGGGATTTACGATTGCCCTGTAACGCTTCGTAGTCGCGGTATATGGAGCCGGTCGGCGGTGACGGAGTGGTTTTTGTATATCCCAGCGCCACCGCACAGCATATGCAAATTATAAATGCCAAAACACTGACAACCGTATGTGCGGATATAATGAGCCATTTGTTGCCTTCGTTGGCGGCGGCTTTTTCCCCCATTAATTCAAAAATCCATTCCATCTCCTCTGTTTCTGCGGAGAAATTTAGAGTCCCAGTGCTGCGCGGAATGCAGTTACACCCATTGTCGGGATTCCAAGCTCCGTGGCCCGTTGTCCCTTACCGGTTGTCGGTGTCGGGCCGTCTGGATGCACAAGATGTGTGGTTTTCTTCGTCACGGTGTCGCCGACGATGTGCCCCTTGGCTTCTAGTGCGGCTTCTAGTGCTTTATCACGGAATCCCGTAAGAACTACCGTCATGATGGGAGCTGATGTGGCTCCTGGTCCTGTTCCTGCTCCTGTCCCTGCGACCGTAGTGACAGCAGAAACAATCTGAAGTCCAGGAAAGTTAGAATTCCTCCAGACCAGGTAGGCCGGCACCGTCGCCACAATGCTGTCAATGGTCGCCGGCGACAGACCCGCTGGCTTCGCCGCTTTGAATGTGGCTGCATCCCAGAGTGCCGGATTCGGCTCCAGCGCCAGCAGCGGCTCCAGACGACCTGCACCGATTCCCCGCGGAAAGACACAGCTGGCCATCATGAGCTTGACTTCTGCCCACGGCGGTCCCTGCGCTCGGAGGCCTTCCCAAATCCGTTTCGCACCCGCGTCCTTGACGCCTTCCACCTTGGCGGCAAACGCCTCCGCCGTTGCAGCATAGATGGCTCTGAGCGTTGTGAAGCCCGCGGCCACCAGACGAGCCACAATGCCCGCGCCCACGTTTTCTGCGCCCAACTCTTTCAGACCGTGGGCCAACTGAATGCACAGAGACTCGGTGGCATGCGCGGCATCGGTTGTATCGGCAGGTCGGATATGGACGGAATCCCAGACATATGCCGCGGTCGGCATGGCGGGACCTGCCGGAGCGGGCAACAAGACTGCAGCAATCTGCGGAATAACATCGCCTGCGCGCCGAACCGACACCCGCGCACCGGGTCCAATACGGTTATCACGAATCCATGCTGCGTGAATGCCCGTGGTCGCTTTGATAGTCGCACCGGAGAGTGACACCGGCGGGTCCAAGAGCACACGGGGAATCAGAACACCAGCGGCAGAGATATTCCATTCTACTGCAGACACGTTGGTCTCGGCTATCTGTGCTACGCTGCGCGTCTTCCAGGCGACTTTGTGCACCGGATTTCTCGTCGGATCGGAGGCCGGCGGAACAGGAACATCGGGCGTGAGAACAATGCCGTCCAGCTGATAGACCGAAATCTTTTCTGCAGCATCAAAGATTGAAGACAGAGACTCATTGACCATCATGTTGCGCGGAATACGCGCTGACTTGGCCACGTTGAAGCCGGCTTTGCGCAGAATGGCGTAGCCGTCGCTGGGTTTTACGGGCGTTGCAGAGATGAGCTCATACGCGACAAACTCAATTTGACCGAAGAGCACCGGATCCACTTCGTGGGCTTTGCGATTCAGCGCACCGGCCACAATATTACGGGCCAACTTACCGGCTGGAACGGCCGGCGCATCGGTGCGCATGATGAGCTCACCGCGAACCCAGAGGTCCTGACCGGTTTTCTCTATATGTGTTACGCAGCCCTTGAACAGAGGCGCAAAGACAGAAATATCGCGCCCCTTGACACCGTCTCCGCGTGTAAAGAGCTGCCGACGACTAGGAATCCACAGAGCCGAACAGCCGTCCAGCTTTACGGATGCGTGAAAATGCGTGGCGGCGGTGGCGCAGGCGGTTCCCATCCACTTATCCAGCGAACCGTCATTTGCCTTGATTTTATTGAGAGAAGGAAGCGGCACCGGCAGCACCACCTCGTCGCCGGCTACGGTGGGTGCGCCGATTTTGGTAAGAAATGGATGCTGTGGGTCCGCAGCACGCAGTTGGTCTATAGCGGCATCATACTCTGCATCGGTCATGGTCAGAGGGAGACCATTGTGGTAGTTGTAGTTGGCTGTCTCGAGTGCGCTGATGTTCATGGAATCCTTTTCCGTATGAATCTGAACGGTCTATAAGCCCAGAGAGCTGGTGTCACTTTTTTCGGGGGTGTGCAGGTCGGAGCCCTAACTATCCTCTGTTAGTCCCATCGCTGCTAACACCGCGGCATCTGTCTCCGCAAGTTTAGATTCTATACGTGCCTGTTGCTCCTTCTTTGCATCCTTCTTTTTGGCTGCACCGGTTGCTGCATCCGCACCTTCAGGAACTATTCCTTGCATCGGTGTCCATGCCATTTCAGTCGCAATTTCGCGGTATGGCAGGTCCATTTCGCTTTGCGTGACCGACACAGGAGCCGCCTCCCAGCTGACGGCAACATTCTGCAGAGCTGCACGAATCTGCAGATTCCAGGCCAACAGAATCCGCATTCGGTCGGCCGCTGTCCATCGTTTCCAATGTGTGGCAAACGCAGTCGCGACAGCATTATGTAGAGTAATCCAGCCGCGATGTAGATTCTGTATCTTTGGAGAAAGCAGAACGGCTTTTCCAAGCTCTAACCAAAACCAGATAGTCGATGTGCGGGCTTTCGCGGGAAGCTCTGCGGGTCCCCGCTCTGCCACACGTAGAGGTTGCGGCAGGGACTGTGCGGCTGTCGGTAACAGAGTCCATGCTACTGCAGATAATGCCGCCCGCAGCTCACCCGATTGAAGTGCGGCCAACCACCGACCCGCCATGAGTCGCAACTCCATTGCTTCGGCGTCACGCTGCCAGACTTGCAGAACCGGTGCCGAATCCGCCGCGGTTGGCACGGGAGAATCCCGCATACAGCTTACATCAAACAGAATCAGCTCCTTGGATGGCCAAATAACGGGTGTCTGCCGGGCCTGGAAGAGCAGACGTAGAGTTGTTTCGTGGCCGATGCGACGAACCGCGGGGTCGTTACGGAATGCGACCCATCCTTCGGTAGGGGTGGCCGCATAATTCACGTGGCGCTCCGCTGCGTTCAGAATCTGTTGCCAGCTCTGATGCAGAAGAATTGGAAGAACTGGATTCGGATCGCCGGCACCCTGCGCAGCGGCCCACGACAGCCAGTAGGCGGCCCACAGAGAACCGATTGCGGCATCGGTGGCGATAAGTTCCGCGGTCCAGCGTTGGGCCGCACGGGCTTCTCTTCGTTCGACGGCGGCCCGTAGCGACTTCCGGATATCGGTGACTTCGTAGCCGCACCGACTGGTCATCTGGTTCATTGGAAGATAGTTTGCATACTATTTTAGCGCTTCCTTTATCCGTAAAATTGCCCCATTGTGTATAAGATGGATAGCAGTGGCGATTACTATATTTCTACGTCTCTGGTCATTGAATATAGAGATGCAGCGGAGACGATACGAAGAACAGAACTGCTACGCGAATATCGGTTTGAATTTGGTGATGATCCGACGTTCGACCAAATCTACGACCATTTGAAATCGCTGGGACTCAACGAAGAACCAGTCTATTACTACAAAGACGGAGCATGGACCTGTCTGCCAGAGGTGGCCGAATACTACAAATATTATCTGGATGATGCAAACATATCCGCCGAAAGTGTCGTCGCGATATATAAGGAGATAACTTACTACGACTAGAGACGCGTAGCGAAAAAACGATTATTTTATACGGAGCCGGTAGGGGATGTACGATGTGTGGTGGCCGGCACTATTGAGTGTTACCATTGTGGTGCTGTGCGGGATTTATGTCTGGGAAATGAGCAAGTCGTATCGGAAAGTGGCGAAACTCGACTTGGAAGGCATTGAGGCTTTTGCGAATCCCGCGGGTGAGGAATCGCGCGTAGATAACGACTGTTACGATCTGTTTTATAGCAAAGTCTATGACAAAATCGTGCAACCTGAGGCGCGGGCGGCAATGGAAGTTCAAGTGCCTTTAGAGTGGTTCAAAAAAGAGGGACGCGAACTGGATACGTTACGGGTGGCCGACCTCGGATGCGGAACAGGACTCCACGTAGAGTTATACGCACGGGCGGGAGTGCATAGTGTAGCGGGTTATGACCGGTCCGAAGCTATGGTGACAGAAGCCCGTCGCCGCTTTCCCGAACGGAAGTTTGAGGTCGGCGATATGCTCACGGCGACCCTCATGCCCGCGGGTTCGGTAGATTTGATTTCTGCCTACTACTTTTTGATTTACATGACACCGGACCGCCGCACGATGTTACGTAATATCTACTTATGGCTGGCACCCGGTGGTGTTTTTGTCTGTCACATCGTGAATAAACTCAAGTTTGACCCTGTGCTGGAATCAGCCAGTCCATTTGTGGGATTCAGTGTCCAAAAGTACGCTGACGAACGCATTACAGGTTCGGCAGTGACGTTTGAGGAGTTTGAATACAAGGGAGATTTCCAGCTCCATGGAGGGCGCGGAACATATGAAGAGGTGTTTGATTTCCGCGATGGCCGGCGGCGTCGCCATGAACAGCGGGTGTGGATGCCGAATATTGATGTGCTGACGGCGGAAATACAGGGAGTGGGATTCAAGATTCTGCATCACGTGGATTTGACGGCCATTGGATACGAATACAATTATCTGTTCTTTTTTGGTCGCTAGGCCGACTTCAGAGTAATCTGTGCGCACAGAATTTCTTGTCCTGCCTCTGTTGTCCATGTGATTTTGGTAGTCAGCTTTCCTGTAATGGTGTTTTCTGCGATGGAGACCTGGTGGTGGTGGCCGGTCGCTAGAGGACACGGGTCACCGGATTTAGCCACCTCATCACACAGCGGACTCTGGGTGCTATACGGCAGACCGTTATACGTAACCGCATACAGCGCCTCCCCTCCCGTGACGGGTGCATCCAGGTCAAAATCAAAAATCGTCGTTACGTTCTCTCCGCGCAGCGGGGTATCGGTGCTGACGGAGACTACAAAGTTCTTGGCTAGCGCGGAGGCAGATGAACAGACCTGGGTTGTGGCTGTTGCGGTAGCAAAAGGAAACAGGCAGAAAAGCAAAAAGAAGAGGTTATACATTCTATATTATTCAGTATATAGAATATTTAGCCCCCAGAGATATCTAAGATGAAAGGCGACAACGGCAATGAATCACTAGATACGGTCCGCAACCTTATCGGCTCTGACCTGCGGATTGGCCGCCGTAAGTGCTACGCGACCTGCCTCCTTGAAATCGTAACCACACTGGTGCAGCTCCGGCAGACGGTGGCTCATACAGTAACGGTCTCCACACTTTCCACACGGAACATCAGTCAAATGGAGCTTGTGTTTGCAGCAGGGACAACGATTTGTCTTTGTCTTTGTATTGTCGCAATTTCCAGCGCTATCTAGCGACAATTGCGGCATCACCGTCTGCGTGGTCAAAGAAGTCAGAGTCGGAGTCTGTGTCTTGAAAATCATACTGTCACCCATCGTGAGCCCCTACTGATTTGCGTCACTTTTTTACATCGCAAACCGCGGCTCTGTTACAGGGACATGTCTTTGGCTTCAATATGGAATGATGAATGGACAATGGTGGCCAGTCAGGAAGAGACGCCTCTGCCGCCGCGCCCACCTGCTCTGGATGGCCTGACTATCCGCGTATGGCACACGGTGACTACAGAATGGTTGGAATTTGTAAAGTCTGGATGGAATCAGACAGAAGCAGCAGAGAGACTGCGCGATGCCCACGTGCTGGTCCTAGTTGATTCCGTTGGTAGTATCCAGGCAACCTGTGTTCTGCGTGCCCGTCGTGACCGCTGGTGGCTGCTGGAAACGCTGCGCGCTAACAAAGGAAACGGCACGCGGATGATTCGCACAGCAGTGCGGTGGCTGTGGGAACATACGGGTGGAGCATTTCGCATTGCGTTTGTCTGGGAGCTGGGTATTGGTGGTGCGTTATGGTCTTTAGTGGGTCGCGGATGGTGGCGGGCCGTGCAGCGGATTCACTGGGGGTGGATATGGTCATTTCCATTGGACCCATCGGAACCAACAGACCAGTCAAAGCCATGCGGATGGTGTCCATCCGATGATACGGCGCCGTGGCTACCAAAACTAAAACGCTGGACAACACCGGTTCTCTTGCAGGGTGAAGGATGGTCGGTCGTCGTCAGTGATTCGGGTGCACGAGGTGCACAGGCTGCGGGTGGCTGGGTTCTTACCTGGACCGGCACGGTGCCGTGGTCTGATGTTGCCAAAAAAGCTGGGTGGCGTCGTCTATGGTGTCATGCTTCAGAAGTGCCCGTCCCGTGTCTTGTAACGAATGGTCGCTGGCGCTGGACCGGCGAAGTTATAGTCGTAGGTGCACTCAATACGCGGAGAGGGGATATCCCACCGGCTGACCTTTTCGTTTCCGCGGAGATTTGATACCTTGGTATTTGTATGGACAGATGCAGGGACAGGTGCGGCAACCGGTGCAGGGAGAGGTGCAGGAACAGAGACAGTTGTAGTATTCTGTTTCTGGTTAGGCCACGTATCCAGCGCATCGTCAATGCAGTCCAGAATGCGCCGATGTGCATCCGTGTCACGCGCCAGCACAATCACCGACGGCGCCATAGGGAAGAAGACCTGAATATCGAAGTAGCGCTCCGAAGGATTTGCTCCGTCCAGCGCGGCCAGCGCAAAGACATTCTCCAGATGCGACATCAGCCGCGACCGTGACAGCGTCGTCTTGTGAAATCGCCATGTTCCATCCGGATTTGCCTTGGATCCATACTTCAAGTTAAATCCGTTTCCGCTGTAGTTCTTATCCACACGGATAATCTCCTCATCCGCACGGTCCTTGGGAGAGAGGTGGATAGTCAGAAAGGCGGCGGCAGATACAGAAGGCATCGTTACTTATCACCATCACGTGCAAACCCCATGTCAAGTTTGGGTCGCCCACCCGCTAAACTGACACCAGATTGGCCGCTGCTTCCTGATATTCATACTCTACATTCAAATAGAAGGACCGCAGCAAGCGACGCGCCTGCTCAGCATGTCTATTCACATAGTCCAACGAATCTACGCTGGTGGTCGCCGGATGCAGTTGGACCTGCTCCGTTTTCGTAGCGGGGTCAGCGATTATGAACACCAGCTCAGTGAGAATCTTCCAGCAGCTTTTCACGTGGTCAGAATACAGTTTTTGCAGTCGCGCAATACCCGTCTGCACACGTTCAGGACGCACTTCTATCTTGCCGGATTTGCATACCGGAATACCTTCCTCCTTTGGAGAGAAACGGATATGCCGCAAATCATATGTGTCGGCGACATTACGCACGAATTTTACGTATTTTATAGCTGCGCCTCCTTCCGTGCTTTTGCCCGACATACTTTCAACAAAATCTTTCCATTCCAAATAGAAATCCATCTTTCTAGTTGGGTCATTGGCGGTGCCCCAATCCTTAATTGACAGAAACTGGAACGTTGCCCAGGGATAGATTTTATCTAGAGTGCCCTTTTCACTCCAATACGGGTCATTGCAGACATTCGTAATGACATTACGGCGATCGGTAAGAGTGCCCCGCAGCGTCAAGGCGCGAACAACTGCGGGATTGCTCTGTTTCGGCAGAATGTTGCGCCAATCCTTGAATGTCTTAATGATGGAATCGCGGGAGCTTTTGCTGGGTATTTGAAAATATGCGCTGTCGATAGTTGGGCGCGCTACGGTTATGCTGGGATACGCGACGGATGCTCCTGGATAATAGCCGGCGGTGGGTGGCACGAAACCTGCTCCTGGATAGTAGCCTGCTGCCGCTCCTGCGCCTGGATAGACCGCTGCTGCGCCTGGATAGACCGCTGCCGCTGCTGCTCCTGGATAGACCGCGGCAGCACCGGGATACGGCAATGCTCCTGCTCCTGCACCTGGAACCCGTGTCTGCAGCCATGCACCTATCGCGCTGAACATTGCCTGTGAAGTTCCCGCACGCTTTGTCTGCTGCCATATTTCATTTGCCGATGCCGTCGCGACCCGCGACTCATGGAGCTCCACTGTCCAGCCCTGGGTTTTCCGAAACAGACCGTTAATAACACGAAACAGATATGTTTCTGGCGTCGTTTGGTAAAACGACTTAATTTTATCGCCCATCAGAATACCCGCAAACCAGGCCTGTCCCGTAGAATCAACAATACGCATGGGCATTACGGTCGTTGTAGAGGAAACACTGATTGCATCCAGAAATTCTATCTTGAGCTCCCCACTTGGATAGGCTTCCTCCGTCGTAACACCACGGGGATGCGCGGTAATTGTCCCGCGTGTAACACTGCCGTAGGTATCCACCAGATTCAAAATGAAATCGACCCGTGGCTGGCCCACCTCACCGTGCGCCACAAAGGTAAATTGATTCGGATTGCTACCCGATGACAACACAATGCGATTGGATACCAGCCACGTTCGCACCTCGGATATACCGCCACCCGTCTGTATTGGCACCGAAGACGCCGCCGTCTCGCGACTCACATTCGCCACCTGCATAGAAGCCAAGAGCGCAACGACCGTGGCAATCACCCGCAGTAACGCATCGGTCATTTGGGCACACACCGCCTTGCGATTATCCTGGTCTTCTTTGGAGGTGCCAAACCCGTATCGTGGATTCTGGTAACGCACTTCGACCAATTTATCTGTGCCGTTCTCCTTGATTTTTGCCATGAAGGGCTGAAGCGATTTCTCTATTTTTTTCTTCAAAAACACGGCATACTCTCCGCATACACCGGGATTACTCAAATTATTGACATCGTAAATATCGGGTGTGCTCAAAATCCGTGCAGCCAACCACGAAAGTTTATCCAGGTCTCTGTCGAGTTCTTTAGGAATAGGAAAGGCATCCTCCAGCGACCCCGTGTAGCTCTGTGTAGCTCCCATTACTTTTTCAGAAGCTTTTCTTTCCAGGGAGCCATACGCTTGAGACATTTCTGAATCGTAACGGCACTGATTCCGCAGACACGGGCGATTTCGGCATGGTCCAGTGTCACATGGAGCTCTGCGGCAACGAAGGCGATTACGGATGCGGTCAGTGATGGAGGGGTGTTTTCGGGCACAATATTGAGTTCCTCTGTGAGGCTGCAGATGCGGAATACCATTTCCTCCATGGTTGCCGCAATGCGTCGGGGGATACTGAGATGTGAGAGGAATGGACCGATGAAATCGGCATAGCTGGTGGCGCGTTTTACGGTGGCCTGTTGTTGCGCTTTGCGCTGCATCGCCCTCTGGATAGCTGCATCTGCTGCTTCTTTTTCAGAGACACCGGCGCCGTCCCCTTTCGTTACGCCAGTTGTATCTGGAGAGGTTGCAGAAGCAGAATCAGGTAGAGGTGCAGCCGGTTTCGTGTATGTATCTGTGCGCCGGTCGTTTGTCCGCATAGCCAGCACATGCTGAAACTGTTTGATACCCTTCGTGACATTCTTCAGCGGTATCAGGAAGATTTCCGCAATATCTTTCGGCAGACGCTGGGCATCGTGCCGTTTCAGTGCCTCCCACAAGCACGCCGCAAGCACTGCATCGCGCTGCGCGGTGCCACGACAGATTTGACTAGCCGTGAGCTGCGCAAAGAGCTCCTTGGCCTCTTCCACAATCGCTCCGCCGATGCCCGCGTTCGAAGCACGAATCTGCAGTGTCTCCAGAATCTTCCATAGAGTGTGCTCACGATACGGCATCTGATTCCACATATGGTAGCGCTTGATGCGGCGCATCGTTGCAGAGTTTCCCCCGCCGTGCAGAATCAGTGTGCCGAGACTGGATTCCGGCATGAGAGGATTGATGGGGAATCCGCAGCGACTGGGGTCGCCACCACTTCCAGGTCCGCCATTGTCCGCCGAATACCACCGATATTCTGCAGACCAATCCAACGGAATATCAATCACTGTTCCGCACCGCAGACACACGACTTCATCATCCTGGGTCTCAATCGCGTCACTGTCCTCACAGGTCGGACAACAATACGACGGCTCTTCCTCTTGTGCTGCGGCTACTGGTGCTTCGTCAAAGTATTCTTTTACTATCGTGGTGTCGCGCGATTTCGTACGGAGGCCAGGCCAGAGGTCACACATCCTGAAATACACCACCAGACATATATTCAGGCTGTCAAATTTGCGCATCTTATTCAGGGGAATGTCTGCAGCAGACCAATATGGTCTTTTCGGACCAGAATACTCGTATGCAGACCAAGTGCCTCTGCCGGGACAAATCGGCGTGCGCAGAGAATCCAGTATCGGTGCGATAGTCGATTCCGTGGCCGGTGTGAATACGTATGTGGATATTATTGCATTCGGTGGCCGAACATTTTTTGATAAACAGAATCTGGAGCCGATGGGCATTCGTTACTTTATGGATACAGGCATGCGGTGTCACAACGGAGCCACGATGTCCGAATATTTCGACGGCGTCACACGGGGAGATATTCTGGGCGAACGCGTCAAAAAAGGTCTGGAATCCGCGGGGCTGCCGACCTTACGGGGTCTGGGTCCAGGAATGCTAGAAAATGCCCGCGATGCACTAGACCCGCGCCCCATTTTTTCTGCCGTAACTGCGACCGGCTATCCGATTTGTCAGCAAGTCGAATGCCCCGTGGGAGATAATCATGGCTCCATAAGAAATCCGCAGGATAATAAACCGTATATATTGGATCCGGTGACGTTCCGTGATGGTCGTCCGTTTCAGAGACGCTGGGTGCAGGCCTACGATAATCGCGGCAATCCCCGCACACTTTCAAGAGACGAATTCGCCGCCGCACCGAAGTGCTATAATCCGGACGGGTCGTATATGGAAAACCCGCCGAATGGCTGCTCCCGTAAAGAGCCACCGACAAGAGAAGAGCCGGGTAGCGGACGCTATAATTTGTGTCGCGTGCGGGCAGCAACAACCGAAGGATTTACATCCGGCTCTGTTTCTGATGCATCAGAATCCGCATCTACCGTTACTGTCCTTGTGGCAACCGCGGTCCTAGGAGGACTTGCGTTGTGGTCTATAATCAGGAACAAATGAAAACCTTAGGGAATGTCGTGGTGGCGGAGAGGGTTGCTGATTGTGCATTGTTTGGTGATACTCATTCCATGGTTCGTGGTATGGTGGTTCCGCGAACCGTGGATTATTCTTTTATGTCTGGGAATTTCTGTGTTAGTCATGACCCAATGGTTGGTGCTTGGAGAATGCGTGCTGCATCGGTTTGAGAACGAAGACGGCGACCGTGAATCGGCTGTTCTGCGCTGGATGAGCGAACGAATAGACATGCCATTAGACAAAATCAAGCATTCATTTGTCCTTACGAATATGGTGAGTCCGATGATGGCACAAATTTCACGGTTGTGTCATGTGTTGGGTGTCTAGAATCCCTACGCACGTATCCGTTTCCACGTCATAACCGCCAGAATACCTGCGGCAACCTGCGCCAGCACATAGGCCACCGCATTGTCGGAAGCTATACCGCGATTCCAGAGGAACATCATGGTGACCGCGGGATTAAAATGACCGCCGCTGATGCTGCCGGCCAGATAGGCGAGTATCGCCAGCGTCGCACCAATCGCCCATGGATTGCCCGTGGCTACGATAACATACAGAAAGATAAAGGTGCCTACGAACTCCGTAGCAATAGCGACCGGATTCACCATCCTATTTATTCGTGTTAAAATTCGTCATAAAAGAGAAGAAGTATATAGTATGTATCTTCTCTTCTACGATGACGGTGATAATCTATCGGGTACCACAATGATGCTTGCCCTCCGCGACTACGCTCATGCCGACCTTATTGCTCCGTTTCTTGGTATTGAATGGGTGCTCACCAATGATGACCTGCATCAATACGCGAACGCAATGGATTCCTGGATAAAATCCCAACCTCCGAAAGATTTTCCGCTTCACGATATGATGCAGTATGAGTCCGATATGGATTTAGTAGAATGGCTGCTTCTGGTGCGCAGCTGCTATATTGATTATCTGACCAAAAACTGGGGTCAGTTCTTCCCTTCGTGGCGGCGACTTCAAGAACATATGCCGTGTCTTGGCGCTGCCGCACTCAATACAGACCTTACGAACTACGTCATAGAAAAGGCAAAAATTATTCGGGAGGCAGCTACATCAGGAAAGTATGCGCGCTGGTCGTCGGACCAATTCAGCGACTCCCATCCGCCAGCAGTCGCAACCGATTCTCCGTCAGAATCCGACTGCTGATATTCATTGACTCCAGTTCCTGAAGGAACAGCTTGTAGGCATACGGAATCCGCACCTGACTGAAATCCGTAGTATTTCCGCATCCCGTGCAGTGCCAGATATTTTTTTGCGCATTGGCAACGGCGATGAGTCCGCATCCCCGACATACCTCCACCTGGAAGTTATCGGATGCCTCCATAAAGCGCTCTTTCAAGAAGACAGATGCACCGTGCGCGACCATGACGTCACGTTCCATCTCTCCAAATCGCAAGCCACCATCGCGTGCGCGGCCCTCTGCGGGCTGGCGCGTGAGCATAACCAGCGGACCGGTGCTGCGGCTGTGAATCTTGTCATTCACCATGTGCTTGAGGCGCTGGTAGAAACACGGCCCCATAAATATCTCCGTTTTCATCTGCTTTCCCGTGTAGCCACAATACATAATCTCGTTACAGCACGGCTCCAGACCATTTCCTAGCAGCAGGTCCTGGATACGCTCAATCGTCATGTGCTTATTGAAGGGCGTGGCGTCACCCAGAAATCCCAACTCACAACAGATTCGCCCTACGGTGGTCTCCATAAGCTGGGCGATGGTCATCCGCGACGGAATGGCGTGCGTGTTGATGATGATATCTGGCACGATTCCGCTGGCCGTCTGGGGCATATCCTGGGGCTCGATAATGAGACCGCACGTGCCCTTCTGACCATGACGGGAAGAGAACTTGTCGCCGATGACCGGAACGCGCTCCTCTCGGGTGCGAATCTTGACGAAACTGTAGCCCTCACCGTTGCGGCCACGGTAGATACGGTCCACGTAGCCCGATTCGTTCGTGCGCATCAGCTTACTGACATCACGGAAGCGCTTACCACCCGCCGCCTCTACAACCTGTGCTGCCGCCACACTGCTCAGCGCATGGAGCGCGGCGTGATTCACACCCGCCAGAGCCGCACCGTCTGCTCCCCGCAGTCGGATGGGTGCCACCTTGCCAATCAGAATATCGTCCTGGGTCACGAACGTATTCTCGGGTGCAATGCCGTCGGCGCCCAGCTTCTCATAGTTCGCCAGCTTCAGCTGTTTCGTCGTCACCGGATTTGGCTTACAGAAGCGCTCCTCTTCGCCCGATGCCTGATTCTTCTTCTCTTCGTCCTTGTATGTACGGTAGAACTCGGAACGGAAGAGGCCACGGTCCAGTGCCGCCCGATTAATCATGACGGAATCCTCCTGATTGTATCCGCCATACAGCATAATCGCGACGACCACGTTCCAGCCACTCGGCATGCTCTGCGCACGGAAGAAGCGGCTCATGTAAGGACTCGCCAGTGCCGTGTTGGAATACCACAGCAGATTCGCCATCGTGTCCATGCGCTCCTTGTGATTCAGAGCATAAACGCCCATGGCCTGCTTGCCCATCGCCGATTGGTAGGCATTCCGCGGTGCCTGATTGTGGTCCGGAAAGGGAATGTTGGAAGCCATGGTGCCCAGAATGAGAGACGGATGAATCTCCATGTGGGTGTGGGTGTCCGTGAGCTCGTCGGGGCTCATGGCGATGAAACAGTTTTCGGTTTCCGATGGGTCGATGAACTCAATCATGCTGTGACCACCGGGAGTGCGCCAGCGCATTACCTCCATCCAGCTCGACCACGGTGTGTCGGTGGGCAGGCCTTCGCGCGCAGCGGCGGCATTGATAACCGGACGCAGAATGCGACCACCCTCTGTATTAATCCAGAGCTCTCGGCGGTCGGCCTTGTATGTGATACCCGTATGCGGATGAATGCGTCCGGACCGTTTGGCGGCTCTGAGCGTTTCTGCCGCCGCCATTGCGCTCTTCGGAGTGACGGGCAGCACGCCAATCCAGGCTCCGTTGATGAACACACGAATCCCCAGATGCAGTGACGGAAGGGTCACCGTGTCCAGATTCCGCATTCCCACTACGTCATAGAGCATCTCGACGATTGGCTCAGGATTAGACGGCAGTGTGACGATGGCCGTGGCGGCCAGATTCTTGACCACACCAACGGAATGACCCTCTGGCGTCTCACAGGGACAGATAAATCCCCAGGACGTTGCGTGCAGTTTGCGCGGAGCCAGCAGCTTGCCGGTCTTCTCCATGGGTGTAGAGATACGACGCAGATGGCTGATGCCCGACAGATACGTGAGGCGATTCATAACCTGGCTGATACCCTGTTTCGTACCCATCTTGCCGCCAGGGAAATTACCGGTGGCCAGAGCGGATTTCATACCGATAGTCACAATCGGCGATTTCAGAATCTTATAGACGTTGGTCGGATTGATGATATCCTCCACCTTGCCGCTGGCCTTCCAGAACCCGTTGTGAATCTCCTTGATGAGAGAGGTCTTCATGTCCTTGATGACCTTCGTGCCGAACAGATAGCGGAACAGATTGCCCATTAGATTACCGGGCAGCTCCACCTTCTTGTTTGGATAGGCATCGCGGTCGTCATGCGCGACACGACCGGTGAAGACATCCAGAACTTTGCGGGCCATGTAGGCGATGAAGGCGGCCTTCTCAAATAGACAGCTCGTGCCGCCCACGTGAGGCAACAGCTCCTCGGCAAGAACGTCCTTGATGGTCGTGGTGCGACTGGCCTTGGCGTTCGGCAGCGTTGAGGCCGAATACGACTCTCGGGAGCCGCCTCCGCTTCCCAGATTTCCCGCTAGCCACTCGTGGGCGGCGGCGGTGGTCGTAATACCGGCGGCCTCCTCAATGCACTCCTGCAGAATCATATTGTAGGGGCCGTCGGTGGATCCGGCGATGAGCTCAATAATCTCCTTATCGGACTGCAGTCCCAGCGCCCGCATCATGATGAAGAGTGGAATATCGGCCTTGATGCGGGGACACGTGACGATAATATGCTCAGGATTCGTCGCCGACTTGGCGTGTTGGATGATTTTGACGGCACACGACTTGGGTGCGCCCTCGTTATCGGGACCAATAGACTTGATGTCGATGACTTCGGATTCCTTGTTTCGCACCTTGTTGTTGCGGAAGACGAACGGCTGATTCTCGGACATGCGCTCCTGGCTGATAATCACGCGCTCACCGCCCTGGATAATGAAGTAGCCGCCGACATCTTCGCTGCATTCACCGAGCTCTTTGGGTGTCTTCTCGGGCGTATCGTGGAGGATACAGTAATCGGTGCCGACCATGACGGGAATCCGGCCGACTTGCACATGGGGCAGAGTGCGCTGACTCACCGTGACGATGGGTTCCTTACCGGGTCCCTGGGGAACGCGCAGAGTGTATGTTGCCAGAATGTCGGTATAGATGGGTGCAGCATAGGTCAGATTCCGCAGACGGGCATCGTTAGGATACATAGGCAGAACGGCACCGTTGTTCTCGAAGATAGTGGGTTTGCGAATCTGGACATTGGCAAACTCGACACAGACTTCCACTTCACGGGGCGGAGGTGCGCCTGCCTCGGGTGCGGCGGCCTGCAGAAGTGGCCCGCCGGGTTTCGTCGTGCTGACGGTGTTTGTGGCGCCGTCCTCTGCGCCCTCTACGCTGACCCGAATGGCCGTTCCGGCGGTGCCGGCGGCGGCGCGGGTTGTTCCTGTAAGAGAGAGGTCTGGGCTGCCGGTGACGCGAACGGGGCAGGCTCGCAGAATCGTCTGGGCTACCTCCACGTTCATGAAGTGATTCATGGAGGAAATCTGGTGATAGACAATCTGGCGCGAATCATGCTGTCCGAAAAAGAGCTCCAAGAGAGGTCGATAATTCATCCTTGTTTCTTGGGGGTGGTGCGTAACCGTAGGGTCAAGTTTGGCTTGGTTTGCAGTAGCAGCAACAGTAGCAGCAGCACCGAACATTCTACAGTATAGGGGCCAGCGGCTTTAACCCTGGAGGCGCGCCTTCGCACCCGCCGTGATTTCATCCATAATGGTATTGTATCGCGGACCTTCCACTGGTTGCTTGACCATTTCTGACCAGATAGTATCGTTGGAGGCAATGAATTTGATTTTGGCAATTGCGGCGCTCATCGTTTCGGGAGTGACAATCACAATACGATTCTTGTTGAAGAATTCGGCGATTCGGGGCGACCCGTAGTAAATCGGAACGGCACCGGCTTTCAGAGCATTGATAATTTTCTCTGTAATGTAGTATTCTTCTGAGCTATTCTCGAGAGCCAATACGAACTTATGCTGTTTGTAGAAGTCGGTCAATTCATCGCTCTTCCAGGAACCGCCCACACGATAGCCGATATTGTTCGCATACGCACCACCCATCCGTAGCTCAAGACCCGATGCAAACAGAGCATCCGTAAATTCCTTACGGAAGGTATCTCCGCCGTGACGCGTAATCGTGCCGATGACACCAGCTATACAGTGCGGAGGCACAGCAGATGGGATTGGAAACGGTGGATGCTGCACCTGGACATACCAGGGGAATGGCACGGTGTTTGGATGTGCAATTTTAGAAGAAAGAACCAGATTGTAACCAGCCACATTCGGAATCGGCCAATTGAGAATGCTTTCACCACTGAAAAAAATACGTTTTTTCCAGGATTTGGCTTTACAGAGAGACTGTCCGAAGTGCGATTCGCAGAGCACCGTTGCCTCCTGAGGATTGCTAGCGACCTGACACGACAGTCCTGCATTATTCAACAGATTTAGCCAAAACACGTGCTCACCAGAAGAGAAAAAATCGGGCCAGATACCGTGGAAGAAGACCTTTTCTGGCATGTTAGATATGCAATTTTCACCGTTCTTAGCCCGTGGTGTGGTAGGAAATCTAAACGGAAAAGGCATTATACTTGTAGTATGCTGGAGGAAATTGCAAGTGTCGTATTCATTAATTTGGCCAAGCGAACCGACCGTTTGGCGCAGATTGTTCCTGAGCTTGCCTGTTTTGGCGAACGGGTTGAACGGTTAGAAGCCATTGAAAATAGTTTTGGAGCTATTGGGTGCACATTGAGTCATATTCGGGCGTTGCAGAATGCGAAGGATGCAAACAAGAAGAATGTGCTCATCGTGGAAGATGATTTCATGTGGCTGCCCGAGAATAAGGCGGCTGGGGTAGCGCGGCTCAAAGCGTTTCTGGCGAAACCGTATGATGTGATTATGCTGACCGGAACGTCAATTCATATGGACAAGGCTTCCGGGCGTGTGGGATTTGCATGTTGTGGCACAGCATACGTTGTTGCTGAACATTATTACGATACATTGATTGCGAATATGAAGGAGGGAGTTCTGGGATTAATGAAAACAAAAGTAAAACCACAGTATGCTCTGGATGTGTATTGGCGAACATTGATGCAACGCGATTTGTGGTTTATGGTGCAGCCGATTCTGGCAACACAGCGCCCCAGTTATAGTGATATAGAAAATCGTGTTGTCGATTATGGGTATCTTTTTAAAAGGTAATTGGTGGCGCTTTTCTTCAAAGATAAATTTAGCAGAAACCGTTAATGGAGAGCACGGCGGGGGCACCAATTGCCAATACAAAGGATGATATCAAGAACGTCGTTATGGGTCCGGAGCTGGATCCTGCCTTGGGTCCAGGTGGTGAAGCCATGACGGGTGGCAAGGCAACACGGAAGAGGAGACAGAGACGTCGCAAAACCACATTCAGCGCATCTGGAAATACGGAGGATAATGCGACGACCGTGGTAGAGAAAGAAAAAGAGAAGGAGAAAGAGCCAGTGGCTATCGTAAAAAGAGAAAGCGCACCTGTTGGCTCTTCTGCCGCTTCTTCTTCTGCCGCTTCTTCTTCTGTCCCTGCACCAATTCAGAAAATCGTGCTGGCACCCAAGAAAAAACCTGCGAAAGTGGTTCTGGTGCCCCGGTCTGCACGCAGATTAGTGAAGAAAACATTCAAGGCACGCCGAATTCGGATGCAAATTGATAATACAGAAGGCACGCGGAAAAAGCAGCGTAGCTTCAATAAGCGTATTGATGCGATGTCGGACGCGCAAGTCCGAGAATCTGTGGTAAATGCCAAGTTGGCCCGTGCAGAAACGTTGGCGAAGGCGCCTCCCAGTTTGCTCCGTGAGATGTTACGGGATTATCATGTGTTACGGGGCGGAATGCTGTAATGGTTTAATGATGAGATTTGCGATTAGTTTTCCTGTTTCGTTTTGGATTTTTCTTGGTATGTCTCTTGGATTTACGCCGGTAACCTCCACGATAAGGATAGGGGGGGAGCAAATTGTCATTAGGCGAATTGTCATCAGGCCCACGTGACCGAGAACGGGGTCGGCCTTTTCCAAACCCAGCACGATAGTTTCTTCCATATGGCGTACGTCCTCTTTTTGGCGTATACCTGTTTACAGGAGGCTTGAAAGGCGATGGAGATGCTGGGGTCGCTGGAGCAATATTATTCGGTGATGCAGGAACTGTATTCTGAGAACCCAAACCATTAGTATTCGGTCCAGAAGTAGTATTTGGAGAACCCAAACCATTAGTATTCGGTCCAGAATTATTCTCTTCAGAATTAGTTTTCTCTTCATCCTCTTCCCGTAACTCCTCCACATACATCTTCCAAGGATCCTGTGTCGCCACCAGCGGCTCCTCCCATCTCCCATTCTGCTCCGTCATTCTATATTTCAACGACAAAATAATACTGCTAAAAGCTAAAGCCAGCGCAACAAATAGCCATAAGGGTATGTCGGCACCTAGACCTATGTTTGCCCGCTATCAGGAAGTCTGGAATAAATATTTCTTAAAATACGGCCCCAAAACGGCACTCCTGTATCAAGTTGGCGGATTCTTTGAGCTCTATGACATAGAGAATCTGACAACCGGGGTTTCTTCCAGTAACGTGCGACAAATTGCCGAAATCTGTCAGCTCTCACTCACAGAGCACCGTCTCACAAATGATGAACAATCACTGTTCGGCGGATTTCCTGAGTATTCTGTCGATAAGTTCGAGAAGATTTTGGTCGCGAACGGATTCACCGTCGTGGTCGTAACGCAGAAGAAGAATAGCGCGGGAGACGTTGAAGAACGCGTGGTAGAGCACATCTCATCACCGGGATGTTACGTGGAGAATGGGCCTGGATCTGGTTCTGTATCTGGCTCTGGCTCCGCAGACCGCTATCTGGTCGGCGTGACACTCGAATCCGCAACCGAAGGCTCAAGTGCTGCGGCACTTCGCCAGGCCCAATGGTCCGCGGTCTCACTCGATTTGGCGACAGGACGTATCCGTTTTGCCGAAGGCAGCGACCGTGACCGACTACATCAGTTTCTCTGTTTGCATCCACCTGCAGAGATAGTCGTATGGGCCGACGGAGGAGCCGGGGCCGCGGATATTACCGATGCACTCCGTTCATTCTCCTCTCAAACCGCCGCCGCCGTTCATATCCAGTGCAAACGGGCGACCAATGCGGCCATCGAAGTGGCGACCCTTGAACAGTGGTGGGCCGGCGCGCGGCAACGGCTCGAATGGATGTCCCGCATGCCGGCCTCTCGTCAGACTCTCGCAACCCTGATGGAGTTCGCCGCAGACCATATTCCTTCATCGCTGGTCGCACTGGAACATCCAGAGCCGTGGATTCCCGTCGATGAAGTGCGTCTGGGTAACGCAGCATTAGAGCAGTTAGGTGTCTTATCTCTCCACGCTACAAGTGAAAAGCGCAGTCTTCTTTCTATGTTGAGTTCGGCGCGGTCGGTTGGCGGACGTCGTCTCCTTCGCGCTAGACTGGTGCGGCCCATCTGTAATATCCCAGAACTAACGCGCCGACTTGACCTCATGGAACAGTGCTATCAGCGACTGGGAAACACCGCGATTGAACGGGGGCTACGTAGTCTGTATGATATGGCGCGTCTATGGAGACGCATGACTCTTGGTACGGCCTCTATTGGTGATTTGGCGTGTTTGCTGCGATCATGGCAGGCAGCGGAATCTCTACAGTCGGCCATGTGTCTTTCGCAAGCAACATCAGACACCGTGACAAAGACCATCGCATCCGAATGGAATATCGAAATTTTGACATCACTAGCCCGTGAAGGAATCACAATACCGGTCGCGGAGCTGCCAATGAAGGCCGCCGTATTATCCACCGACGCGGCACTTTTCACGGCATTTTCTTCGGGTGTATCCATTCGGAAACAAGCCCAGACGCTGTGCGATGCATGGTCAGTGATGGCCGGTGGTTCTTTGTGTCTGGTTGATGCAGAGGGTGGCGGCTTCCGTATCACCGGAACAAAACGGCGAATCAATGCCGCCTGGACTCAGCTACGCGATTCCGACAATGACACGGCATCGGTAACTCAATATAAGAATACATCGTCTCTAGAAACAGCCGATCTGAATGCCTTATCGGCTCGCCACCGCACTTGGATGTCCGATTGGAATACGACATGGAAAAGCACATGGCAGGCCCGTATTCGCGATATCGTGCAGCGTGCCGCCGCCGCCCACGCAGCATTAGAGACATGGTGCTCTGAATTAGATGTTGCCTGGCTTTCCGCCTGTATCGCGAAGGAATGGCTGTGGCGCCGCCCCGAATTTGTTGAGCCAAACGAAAACGGGTCCTGGGTCTATACAGAGACTCTGCGGCATCCGATTCTGGACCGGATTTTGGCTACCGGTGTGCCCTATGTTCCGCACACTCTCACGCTGGATGCTGAATCATCGGGTCTTCTTCTCTACGGAATGAACGCCAGCGGCAAATCGTCACTCATGAAATCCGTGGGACTCTCCGTTCTGCTCGCCCAGGCCGGATTTCCTGTTCCCGCATCGGTCTTCCGTCTTGCACCGTTTCGCTCCGTATTTACGCGGATTCTGGGCAATGACGACCTGTGGGCAGGACTCTCCTCCTTTGCCGTGGAAATGACGGAATTTCGGGAAGTGCTCCGGTTTGCTGACAAACACACATTGGTTCTCGGTGATGAACTCTGCTCAGGTACGGAATCACTCTCGGCAACCGCCCTGGTTGCCGCTGGTATAGAGACGCTTTCTCAACGCGGCACCAAGTTCGTATTCGCCACGCATCTGCACCAGTTGGCCACGCTACCAGATATCATGGCGTTATCGCATGTGAAGACGGCGCATTTGCGGGTGCATTACGACGCCGCTACCGATACGCTGGTGTATGACCGGTCGTTGGCTCCTGGGTCGGGCTCCGCGCTCTACGGTCTGGAAGTCTGCAAAGCGCTGGATCTGCCCACGAAGTTTCTGGATAGAGCAATGGCGTTACGGAAAGAGCTGGATGGATGGCAGGCACCGCGGACCTCGGCATATTCGAATGCGGCGGCGGTTATTGCGTGTGAAGTCTGTCGGGGAAGAGACGGCTTAGAAACACACCATATATTGGAACAGAGACATGCCAAAGCGGCGGCGGGGGCAGGTATTCATGTCCATTCTCCAGGCAATCTGGTTACGCTGTGCACCGGTTGTCACGATGATCACCACGCAGGTCGGTTGCGCATCGAAGGATGGCAGGAGCTGGCGGGAGGCATGCGCCGATTGGTGTGGGTACGTGGTGACACTGTGCCTTTACAGCAGACACAAGCACAAAAGAAGGACGCAGCAGCTTCAGATGATACTCATGCCGAAATAACCGGTTGGGTTCGGGAACAAAAACGCCAACGCATAAAAATCCCCGTCATCCGGCGTATGGCCACCCAGCTGTTCGGAGTGGAACTGACAGAAGCTTTCCTGAGAGCCGTTAAAATTTGACGACCCAAAGCCGCCGTTACCAATAGGTAGAAGATGCTGATTCCCATGCGTTGTATGAACTGCGGTAAGGTGTTGGCCGATAAATGGCTCTGGTATCAGCAGCGCCTGCGTGAGTTGCAGGGTGACGCCTACGGAAAACGCACGTATTTCGACGGCTCTTCTGTCCCGGCTACCAAGGAGGCCGAAGTCATGAAAGAGCTGGGTCTGACGCGGTATTGCTGCAAGAAAGTGCTGCTGACTCACGTGGATCTCATCCAGAAACTATAAGCATACGAATAGAGAAATGGATTCGCTGTTGGCTACGATGCTGCTTTTTGTTATGGCAATCACGGCACTTCTGACATTTCTGATCATGCCGATAGTTCCGACGACGGCTCTGGTGCTGGGAGCCTCCATATTGCTGGCGGTTGGTGTCTGGTGGCACTGGACACAGTTCGGTGTTGAGTATCGCACTAGCACCTGGCAGGAGCAGTTACGGAATTATGCCGGTTACGTAGTGATTCTGGTCGTAATTCTGCTATCCTATGCGTTTTATGTCCTGGGATATTCGGGCAGTCAGTTGCAGACGATGACTGTGCGTGCGCAGACAGCCATTCAGGAAGCGGGACGGAAGGCATCGGAGAAGATTGTGGGTAGCACGTCGCGAACGCTATCTTCATTGTCTGATGCTCTCTTCTCAGAAGCCACTCCGTCTGAGACAGCGGGAATTGTAGGTGTGTAGGGTTAATATTTTGGCCGGTCATGGTAGAGATATGGCCCGGAAAACACGACGCTCTTCAACAAAGAGTCGGCACTCCGGTATGAGCGTCGATGCTTTGCAGAACATTTTTCAACGGATTGAGGGGCGTGTGGCCACTTTGATTGAACGGAACGCATCCGATACTGATATCGGTCATTGCTTGGCCCGGGCATGGAATGACAATTTCCATACAGATTTGTCCGAGCCGGCAGTCAAGGGAATGGTTATGCACTATCGGGCGGTCTTAGCGTTGCCTGCTGCATCTGGCGACAACAAAGACAAAAGCAAAGGGCGACACACGAAACGGAACGCCAAGGTCCGCCGGCTCCAGTCGCGTAAGGCGCAGCGTGGTGGTATGGCGCCGCTGGGCTGGACACTCGGACAGGGCATCACGGCACCCGTGTATGGCCGTTTTCCAACAGATTACAGCAATGACGCGACGGTGTTGGGCAGCATGAATCGTTACTACGAATCATCCATCGGGCGTAGCTGTAATTCGGTGGCGGGTCACGATGCTCCAGGACAAGGGCAAGGAAAAGGACAAGGACAATACGGCGGTGGTTTCTTGGATTCGCTCTTCATGCCGCATGCACCCGCCTCCGTTCCGCGCAACTCTATAGAAAACATCATATCTCACGGACAGATAGCAAATCCTCCCGTGTCACCCGTTTCGTATCATGCGCATATCACAACACCGACGTTGCGACCGTATGATCCTGCCGGTCTGACCGAACTCACGAAGCTACCTTCGGTTTATAAAGGCTACTGAAAATGCAACGAACCGATAGTGATGGAGGACAGTCTCGCAGCAGAAGGTTTGCGGTTTCTTGAAAAATACTTTCAGGAAACCGATTTCCCGCTTACCCGACACCATATCGACAGTTATGAGAAGTGCATATTTGATGAGATTCCGACCATCATTCACAGCAATAACCCGATTGTGTTTCTCAAAGAGCCGCTTGATAAAGAGGCAGGGGTTTTTGCATATCGTGTGGAGATTTTCGTTGGAGGCGACGCGCCCACACCGGCGGGTCTGGCATTATCGTTGTCGCCGCCGGTAGTCACTCTGGATGAAGGCAACACGATCCGGCGACTGCTGCCGAATGAAGCTAGATTGAGAGGTCTCACGTATTCGGCGCAGATTTCAGCAGATATCTTGGTGCGGGTGACATTTACGCGATCTGGATCTGGCTCTGCTGCTGGCGCTGGTGCTGGTGCAGGTGCTGGCTCTGCTGCAGGTGAAAGCACCGAATGGGTGACCGAAGTCAAAGAGGCTCCGCTTATCCGAGGCTTCCCACTTTTCCGCATCCCTATTCTGCTTCGCTCCCGTCTCTGCGCCACCGGTGTTTCCGACCCCGCACGACTCGAAGAAATGGGAGAATGCCGCAACGACTATGGCGGATATTTCATCATTGACGGAGCCGAAAAAGTGCTAATCACCCGCGGAGAGCAGGCTTTCAATTCTCTCTACGTTGAAAGAAAACCCGAATCCGATCCGCTCCACGCCTACGCATCAGTCGTCAGTCTCCATCCCGAGACAAAACAAACCCGCCGCATCGCCATGTATATGCTCAAGAAAACCAAGACAAACCCCGGTGAAGAAATCCGCGTCGCCGTTCCGATGATTCGTGGAGCATTCCCTCTGTTTATGCTGTTCCGTGCCCTCGGTCTCGAATCCGATGAAGAGATCGTTCGTATGATTTTCCCTGACCCCGCAGACCCTCTGGCGGCAGAGCTGATTCCCTCCATTGAAGACGCTTATCCCATTCATAATAAGTATCTTGCCATCCAGTACATCAAGACACTGACAAAGGGCTTCACGGAGGCCCACGTATTGGATATTCTGCAGAATCTCATGTTACCCCACGTTCCCGATGAGCCGATGAACCGTGCCTATTATTTGGCCGACATGGCCCGACAGATTATCTACGCAAAACATGGTCTGCAGGATAAAACCGACCGCGACGACATGCGCGGCCAGCGCTTCCTTACATCGGGTGTTCTCGTGCGTGAGCTGTTCAATGCGTGCTGGAAAGAGTGGCGGGCTGCCGTGATTCTGACCATCGACCGAACCTACCGTGCAAACGAACAGCTGTATCAGGGCTCCTCCGTGTTCGACCTGTTTGCCCAGGGCAATCTGATGACGATGTTCCAGCCCCAGACTCTGAACTCCTCTATTCTGCGCGGATTCAAGGGTCGCTGGGGAACCAACGAACGCAATGAGAAACCGGGCGTGCTGCAGGCACTGGCGCGGATTTCATACATGGACTCCACATCTCACCAGCGGCGCGTTGTATCCGATTTTGATACGGGTATGAAGACCACGGGTCCGCGGAAACTCCAGACAAGTCACATCGGATTCTTTTGCACTTCCGAGACACCGACCGGCGCGCACATCGGTGTTACGAAGAATCTGTCGATGATGACGCAGTTTTCCTTTGGAGCTCCCACGGGACCCCTGTTGGCGTGGATGCGCATCAAGGGAGGACTGATTCCCGTGGCCGAAACGACTCCAGAGCTGCGGCGAACCGCGGCAGTGGTCCAAATCAACGGCGGCACAGTGGGATTTACGCTCACACCGCAGTCTCTCGTGCAGACGCTGCGGCTCTTCAAGTGGAATGCGCTGATTGCTCCGACGGCGTCTATCAGCTTCAATACGCCGGACCGCACGGTGCGGATTTATCTGGATGAGGGCCGGCCCGTGCGTCCTCTGTGGCACTTGGTTGGCGGTTCTTTGCGCGGTCCCCAGTTTCTTGAGCTGCTACCGACATTTCGCGACATGCCGTGGCGTAATCTGGTATTCGGAACCCATCCAGCGACGGCGGCGGCGACTCTGCGCACAGTGACGTTTTTGGATCCGCTGGCAGAAAATCCACGGGCCACCGCGGAAGATTACGCCGCCGCTCTCAGCCCCACCGCGGGCTTTATTGAGTATTGCGATCCGAACGAAATGAATGAGGCGTATATCTCCTGGTGGGGGTCCATCGGTGACCTGACCCCAGAGCACACCCACGTGGAGATTCATCCATCCACAATGACGGGATTACTGGCCTCTATGATTCCGTATTCGAATCACAATCAGGCACCGCGGAACCAGCTGTCGAACTCCCAGAGCAAACAGGGAATCGGCTATATGGCCACGAATCTGCTCAGTCGTTACGACAACAATGCACATCAGCTGTGTTACGGAGAGGCACCGATTTGCCGGACCTTCATGTATGAAACGGTGGGACGCGGTGAGATGCCCTACGGATTCAATTGCATCATCGCGGCGACCTCGGAAAGCGGCTACAATCAGGACGACGGTCTGATAATTAACAAGGATTCCGTGGCGCGCGGAATGTTCCAGAGTATTAATCTGCGTTCCTACGACTGTGAGGAAGAAACGGACCCGCGCACAAAGGCCCATAGTCACGTGGCGAATCCGGCGGCGGTTCCGGCTTGGACATCGTTGGCGTCGGGACTTGATTATTCCAAGTTGGATGAGAGAGGTATTATTCGGGAAGGCGAAATGGTGGATGAAAAAACGGTGTTGGTCGGTCGGTATCTCGTGTTACCGGATACCAATGAAATTAAGGATTATTCGGTGAAGCCGGCGCTATGGACACAGGGACGGGTGGATTCCGTGGTGGTGCTCCACCAGGGCAACGGACATCTGCTGGTCAAGGTGCGCATTATCGAAATCCGCGTGCCGCAGCTGGGTGACAAATTCTCAAGCCGTCACGGACAGAAGGGAACGATTGGAATGTTTGTAGCGGCGGCGGATATGCCACGTCTGGCCGACGGAACCGTGCCGGATGTTATGGTCAATCCGGGCGGGTTGATTTCGCGTATGACGGTGGCGCAGCTCGTGGAAATGATTGCGGGGCGGCTGGGGGCTGAAGTATCTGCGAAGGTCAATGCGACGACGTTTTCTACGGGAGGGAACTACGTGACGCAGCTGGGAGATGCACTGGAGGCGGCGGGGCTGTCGCGGGCGGGTGATTCGGTCATGTATTCGGGTGTCTCGGGCAAGCAGCTGGCGTGCGATATCTTTGTGTGTCCGTTGTATTTCATGCGACTGCGGCATTTGACGGAAGATAAGGTGAATGCGCGCGGCATGGGTAAGAAAGAAGTCAAGACACACCAGCCGACGGGTGGGCGCGGAAATGAGGGCGGTCTACGTATCGGTGAGATGGAACGCGATTCGCTGTGTGCGCACGGAATTGCGGGATTCTTACAGGAGTCTATGATGAAACGCGGTGATGCTACGAAGTTCTGGATTTGTAACGGATGTGGGCGGATTCCGATTTATAATGAGGGAGAGAAGCTGTTTGTCTGTCCTGGATGCGATGGACCGCTGACATATACGGGATTAGATGCGGCAACAATGACGTTGCAGATGCCGTTGAGACAGAGTCGGGCGACGTTTTCACAGGTCAGCATGCCGTACACGCTGAAGCTCATGGAGCAGGAGTTGGCCACGTTCGGCGGATACGGCATTCGGTTTGTTACGGAATCGTCGGTGGGGCGTCTGCGCGAAGAAGGATGGGGATGGATGCGGGTGGAAGATGGTGGTGGTGCTGGTGCTGGTGCTGCTACTGGTGTTGCTGCTGGTGCTGGTGCTGGAGAAGAGGGAGACGCAGGAGAAGCAGGAGAAGCAGAAGAAGCAGGAAAAGAGGCAGAAGTCGGTCCCAAACCACTGGCAGATACCACTGTTGCTGATTTACCTGTCGCTGCTGCTGGTGCTGGTGCGGAAGCAGCAGATAAAGCCGTCATCGCGGATACGCAGACCATCCGTTTCTCTACTCAGATGGATAACGAATGGGGCGTATTCAGTAATTTTGCCATTGCGCCGATGCGTATGCCCGCCGAACAGATTCCTGCGCCCGATGGAACCCAATATCCTGCTCTGGGGATAAATCCCGATGGTTCCGTGGATCCGGCCAAACAGACATGGCCGACGGTTGCGCATTACTTTCTGGCCATGAAGTTTCCGGCCGATCCCGCCATTCAGGAACAGATTCGGCAGGCTCCCACTGCAGCCAAGGCCAAATCAATCAGCCAATCCAAGGAGCTGCCGCTGCGCGGTGATTGGGAGGCTATTAAGGACCGCGTCATGAAATCGGCTCTGGTGGCGAAGTTCCGTCAGAATCCCTCCGCTCTCTATCTGCTACAGAGCACGGGCGAACGTCATCTGCTCAATGTAAGTCCAGCCGACGCATACTGGGGCAGTGGAAAGAATGGTAAGGGTGAAAACCGTCTGGGTGCTCTCTTGGAAGAGGTGCGCACGGAGTTAGCAGGAGAGCGTCCTGATGAGAAGACGTTTCAACGGGCGGCGCTAAATCGTCTCTGGGCGGAGTCAGATGAGTCGGATGATGAAGAGGCAGAGGCAGCAGCAGCAGAGGCAGCAGCAGCAGAGGCAGTCGCAGCAGCGAAGGATACTGTTCAGGTGGTTGTTCCACCAGCTCAAGCTGCTGCGACCAACGCTACCGCGACCAACGCTACCGCGACAAACGCAGCACCAGCAGTTCAGTCCGGCGGTGTCTATTTATTCATAAATCCACAGGCGGCACCGGCGATGAAGAATAAAGAGCGTCGGTATAGAAATCGGGGAGGAAATCGGCGATTAACATGGGAAGGCATTCAGACAAATGAGGGGACATTTGGGAACGTAACGCAGGCTGGTGGCTCTTTCGGCGACGATGGAGGCAATGACAGAGACACATCCGAAAAAATGACCACACAATCAGGTGGTAATTTAGAAGTTCAGGTTACAAAGGAAGGATAACCATGAGTCAAAATTTGACATTGTAACTTCTCGTAGTAGAGTAGTTATAATGGATTCGCAGGTAGATACCCAGGTTGAAGATATTCTGATTCGTTCCCGTAACACGGTTCTGGAAATTCTGACCAGCCGCGGCTATGACGTATCTCTATACAGCAATATTGCGCCCGATCAGCTTGTCACATTGATGGATAAACCCCGGGCACTCGACATATATGTTCCCAAGAAGGAAGGTAGTGCTGCGCCGTGTCCGCGTGCTGTCGTGGTGCATGTTCTGCAAGACCGTATCAAGCAGAAACTGTCAGGCGTTATAGAAAGGCTCTTTACAAATCCCGCCGATGGTAAGGACACGACAAAGGTTGAGACCACCGATGATATTATTGTTCTTATCAACGAACCCTGGAATGAGGCATTTGATAAAGAATCATTGTCCCAGTGGCAGACACGTCGGATTCGGATTACTTTCTTTCAAATCAAGCAACTTGTCGTGAATCCCAGTCGCCATGTGCTGGTGCCCCCGCATCGTAAGCTGACAGATGAAGAGTCAGAGCAAGCTATGCGCCGTTGGCACATTACTTCTAGGATTCAAATGCCGCAAATCAAGATGGGCGATATCCAGGCCAAGATTCTGGGTCTGGTGCCCGGAGATGTAATTATCGTGGACCGTCCAAGTGCAACAGCGGGCATCAGTCAGGTTCTGAGAAATTGTTCGTCATAATTGTTAAAGAGTCAGAGAGTCAAAACTATTCACCCATATCAAGGGTATGCAGAGCGCAGCTGAGATGCGCATCGAATTGGACAAATTTTCGAATGAATTCGCGGCACGTATGGCCGACTGGGAAAATGGTCTGCGCGCAGGACAAACTGGACAGTGGCAGGCGGCGGTCGAAGATACGTTGCGGCGGTGGCGGGCCAAGGTGGATGGTCTCAGAACACAGTCACAAATGTTGGATGCAACGAATCATGAAATTACGGACCTTGAGCGCAAAATCGGCGAAATCATGCAGGCTCAAACAGATCTCGCCACGCTGCGCGCCCAAGCCGCAACCCGTGAAGGACAGGCCGGTTCGCTAAATCCAAAAGTTGTTCCATCACCATATACGAATATACTGGGTCTGCAACGTACCTTTCGGGATTCAACGCGCTTTACGATTTTGATTCTGAGTATTTTATTTGGGATAGTTGCGATTGGCCTGCTGGGTTGGTTGACATATATGTCGGTGTTCGGATTGATGGGAGGTACTGTTGGTTCTAAACTAGGTTCAATGGTAGGCGGTAGTAGCAAAAATAGTGCTCATCGTTAGAATGGGAAACGCCTCATCCAGTGGTGGTAGCCAGCAACCGCAACAGCAACAGCAACAAGGACAACCGCCGATTTCTGTCGGAGTTCTATCTCAACAGCGGCAACCCACATACGACGGAGCATCTGGACTCAATTATTCCGGTCGTGTGTATGCAAACCAGTTTGCCGCATTGTCATCCAATATCTGCCCAGATGCCTCCGCCGTAACGCTTGCAGAGGCCAGAGATGTCATGGACCGCTCTATAAGCTCTCCAGGTCTGCCCATTGACGACAGCACCAAGCGGATTTCTATGACGGCTCTGGCCGGACACGTGAATAATCTGGAGGGTCAGGGACTCGTTCCCGGTCTCAAAGGAACGATGGATGAACAGACAAAAGCGGACCGCGATTTTTATGCCGCTGTCCAAAAGGAATACTGTTTCTACGAAGTCCGTTACAAGGTGGCGCTTACTGAGTTTCTCACCGCCGTGGCGAATCCCGCTACAGTGAATGACCCGAATGTGCAGAGGCTGTTAGATTTATCAACGGGACTCAATCGGCGTCTGAATTCTCTTCTGGAAGTGCTAAACTACGTGGGAAATAACCGTGCTAGAGCTGTTAATAATCGCAGCACGCAGCTGGAGGAAGCCAGCAAAGCGCTGGATGAGAAGGTGGCCATTCTGAAAGCCCAGAAGGATTACATAACCAGCAACGATGTGCGGCTGCGAACACAAGAGGAGATGATTCGTTACTCGGCAGAGAAATCCACGTCGATGAACGTGCAGATTGCCTCCTTTGTAGCGCTCAACGTGGTTGCTGTTGGTGCTCTCTTTTTTGTATATAAGAGCCTGGGTGCCGGCGGCTCTATGTAATAATGCTCTTTGCTCTCCGCTCTCCGACATGAAAATAAGGTCTTCCCGCCGCTTACGTGCGGTGGAATTACTGTAACTTAAGGAAGTTGGATTCATCGCTGAGCGCTAATTTTATATCTAAGCCGTAGAGAATGGCACTGATAAACAAGGATATTGTGGATTTGCAGGATATTGAAAAGGTTCAGTTCCTGCAGAGCCTCCAGGCCTCGCCCGATAAATATAGCGCCTACGTCAATGACAAGAAAGGGCGGATTCTGTCGGAAGTGGTCGACACGAAACGGGCGGCGTTTGTGAAGGCATCTGGAGATATGGCACGTCTTATGGACATGGACCAGAATTCCATGGCGGCGTTAAATCGGACACACGACCTCACCGTTACCCAGGACCACATAATCACCCAGCAGGCGGAGTATCAGAACGCTGCGAAGAAAAATCTGGATATGACCCGGCGTCAGGTCGAGATTAACAACTGGTATTTTGAGAATAAGCGGGAGACTCTGTTTGTTCTGCAATTACTGCTGTTGGTGATGCTGACGATTATTGTTACACTCGGCGCACAAACCGCCGGATGGATAAGCACGGATGCTGCCAACTATCTGATGGTGTTTGTGGTCGTGATTGGTCTAGGAACCTGGCTCTACCGCTACTGGTACACTGGCAATGTGCGGGATGCGCGCTACTGGAACAAGCGGCGGTTCGGCGAAGACGGAAACAAGAAATCGGTGGGAGAGCTGTGCATCGGCTATGCAGAACAGACAAGCGGAACTATGTAGAATTTTCATAAGGACCAGTAAGGGATGGACAAATGCATCGCAAAACGGGTTCAACTGAATGCGGCTCAACATGCAGTTGAACGCGCTACGGCAGACTTTACGGCAGCGCGCCAGGCGAATCTGGCGTGTTTGGGCCCCGAGGCGCAGGGCAATGCCGCGGTCGAAGATGCGGCGGGCTCTATACAAAAAGCAAAAGCCGAAAAGGAGCAGCTGCAATACATCCATGAATTTATTGTGAAACACGCGGAGCGGGTGGGAGGCTCTCAGGAATCGCAACAGGGGCTGACGAAGATTGTCAATGAGGAGGCGGACCGTCTGCAGAACGAGATTGACGAACTCAAAGGTAAAATTCGTAAATCGCGACGGATTTTTCTGGATAGTGGACCGCAGATTTCGCCTGCGGTCGGCGGATTGTATTTTACACAGGTGCCCGACAATCAAGTGCTGATTGCGTTCTTATCGTGCTTTGGTGCTTTCTTACTCTTTGCGGGGCTGATATTCGGATTGAATCTGCCGCCGGTTCAGGGTCTATATCTGAATCTGACGCAATCCGAACGGTGGCGTCTGGTTGGCGGAGGATGGCTCGGTATTCTGGTGGTAACCTATGTGGCATTGTGGCTACTGACATAAAATATATAGGATAATTCTATGTATGCGATATTAGAGATGTCGGATATACAGATTAAATCTCGCTGTCTGGATAATCACACCCACGTAGCACCGACTACCACAACCACCACCGTAGCACCGGCACCTGCACAGACAACCACCACAACCACCACCGTAGCACCGGCAACCACCACAACCACCACCGTAGCACCGGCACCTGCACAGACAACCACCACGACCACCACCGTAGCACAGACAACCACCACTTCCACCACTGTCTGCATTGACTTAACTATGGGAAAGTGCGGGTGCCACTATACTGGACCAAAACTTCACTCATTTCACATACATTCTACTTCTCCGTGCCCACCTGCATTCCCGCCGCAACCAATCCTAGATGCAAACGCATGGTCAATACATCGGGAAACTACCAATATGCGACGTGTATGCACATTCACTCAACCTAACACTTCGACGGGAAGAATTACACAACAAGGAACAGGTGCAATTGCATTAAGACCGCAAAAATATGTTTCTTATTCTGATTACTATCTATTGCGACGATATCGAAATGATTGGTGTGATTTTATGCAAAATTCTTAGCCTTTAACAAATGCAATCAACACAGACAGATATAAGCTGTGCTTCTCTTTTACTGGAGAATCCATTATGTGCAAACTCCAGTGCGTTCACACGCTCAGAGTATAGACGTCTCTGTTCACTGCTGAACTCTCCATCACCATTCCAGTCTATTTCATATGCAGACCGTCTATTATTAGAGAGAGCTTCAATTCTGAATATAAGCTGTCAGCAGTCTTTGCAATCGTCACGTTGGCAGCAGCAATGTTAGGCTCTATCCCATAAAGTTTCCAGACACATCGTCGCCCTCGTAGGCCACCCGCACGCCTCCGAACACCTTGCCTGCCGCATCGACTGGCTTGCCATAAATCTCCTGCATCTTGGTCATCAGGTCCTTTTTCTGCATCACCTTCTTCTGTGTGTTGTACTTGGACCACTCCTTGTAGCGGATCAACACATCGTTCGCCGTCGCCTCTGCGCCCACCTCGCGCACCAGACACTCCTGGCAGAAAGCCAGAAAGCTGTCGTTCTCCTCCTTATACTTGTTGGAGGCCGCCGTGACAACGGCAGGCTCCTTCAGACCGCCACGGAGATAGCGATTCTCATAGTACCAGACAAGCAGGCCCGCGTAGAACGGCCGCCACCGCATAATCTTGTTGTCCAGCAACGGGTCGCGACTGTGGATATTTTGGGCCGGATTCGTCGGCTTGCCCTCTTCAACGAACGTCGCCACGTGCGGAAGAACAACCAGACGCCGCCATGTTCCGTTGTCCATACTACTGACCGCCGGCAGGTCGTTACACGACATGAAGATACGCGCCGTGACGACGAACTGGTCCTGGTCCTGGAACAGACCACGGGCTTTCAAGGTGTCCTGACCCGATATCTGCTTCATCAGCGACGTATTGATTTTCTCACCCTCTTCGGGCTCCACCATGCTGATGTAGCGACGGCACTTGAGAACGATGAGTTCGGGATTAGCGGACCCGGCATCGGCGCGCTTGCGGGTCAGAGCGGTCACGGGCAGCGACTCGGCGTAGTCCCCGAAGGTCTTGGTGTTGAGGTCGATAATCTTGGACTTGCCGTTACCACCGGAGCCCGACATGATGTAGAACTTCTGCTCATGATTCGACCCCTCCAGACAGGCACTGTTGAGCGTCAGTGCATATTCACGGAGAACGGCGTCCGGATAGATTTTCGTGAAGAAGTCCAGCAGCTCCAGATGCTCTGGTGCCGGCGCGGCGGGATTGTATGGAATATACGGAATAGCATCCAGACCGGGATTGCAGCGACCCATCTGAAAGGAGATACAGTCATCGGGGCGGCCGGGACGGAAGTGGGTATGAAACTGTCCGTCTTCGCTGGGCTTGCGCAACTCCAGAACACCGTTGCTGAATCCGACAAGGGTCACATCCTGATTCATGTGCTGCAGATAATCCTCATCGTAGAACTTCTCTGACAGCTCCTTCATTACGGAATCCTTGAAACCGCAGTTCATGAGCTGCTGCTCGACCTTGAAGAGATTCTTCCGTTTGACTTCCATACGTTGCCGGTCGTCGTCGTTGGTCGCACTCGTGATGCGACGTCCTACTTCGCGGTCGGCCTCGATATACTGATTGCGGACCTCATTGCTGAGTCGTTCGCGGATACGCATGGATGTCTTGAGACACCGCCAGGAGTTGCCGGCATACTGATACCAGTCCATTGATGCCGCGGTGGCCGACTTTTTTGTGGGAGTGCACCGGAACTCGTGGCGATACATGCGCAGAATGAGGTCTGCGACGGCGACGTGACTGCCGTTGTCATTGAGAAGTGCGACTTCACGATTCGCCTCATTCATGATGGAACGGTATGTTGCCTCGTTGTCCTCCTTGGCCCAGAGGTGGAGCGTTCCCATTAGCAGCGGCTTGCGACCGGTGCGGCGTGCGGAGGTCTCACACGGAAGCAGATTCCACTTGGCCTGCAGCTCTGTGTCGGACATCTGGGACTTTTTATGGGTGGGGCCGGTGCGGCGGGTGAGATCTGCCCAGACATTGAAGGAATCGGTAGTATCGCTGATATTCTTGAGACAGAGCGCGACGGACACCCAATCCTGATATTCGCCGCAGCGACGCTCGGGATTGAGACACTCACGGGTCAGACGGTAGGCAAGCACGCAATCGGCGGGTGAATAATCAGAACGAACGGACAGGCCGCTGATCTGAATCATGTTGCTGCTGGAATCGGTATCTGCGCCTGCTCCTCCTCCTGCTGCACCCCCCCCATCAAGAATAAAGTCGGCCATGCTTGTGCCGCTGCTACCGCTGCTGCTCTTCGCAAACAGACCAGGCGACTTGGTCTTTGCCCAGTTGGAACCCTTGCCCCAACGCCCCAGAAGTTGCGCCCATTCGGCATCCTCAGCATCATCTGTGCGCAGAGTCAGCGGTGTTGCGGATTCGTGGCCGACCCGAATACTGAGCATCTTGACTAGCTCCAGAGGGGTCCAGGTGTCAAGAGCTACGGACTCAAGAGATAGCGTGGTTTCTTTCGCAGACGCAGACGCAGAAGCAACAGCCCATACATACTCCACCTTGTACCATGCCTTGTTGGGCTTGCAGGCACCATACAGAAACCAGTTGTTCCGCTGAATGACGCTGATATCAAAGCAGTCGGTAGGCTCATTCGTCATGCCGGTGGGTCCGAAGATTCGTTCAATGGCACCGCTCTGCAGAATGTAGCCGCGAATAGCAAACTGAATCTCTGGGGACAAGGTGATATTCGGAACCACAATATGAATGCCATCTTTGTGCGCATCGTGTGCCGGGTCGGCCTCTGGTGACGGCTTCAGCTGGACAAAGAACTGGAGCGGCTCAGGTGGCGGCTCAAAGAAATGTGCAAAGGCCTCTGCATAGGCGGCGACAAACATCTGAACCTGGTCTTGTGTGAAACGGCGATGAAGAGGGCCTCCCGCCTGGTAACGGAAATCTAGGTCAATCAGAATCGGGCTGTAAGTTCCGTGCTTCTCCAGAAGCGATGTTGCCATCTTGTATTTGAAGACGTGCGCGTGAACCAACGGCAGAAAAACGGCATCATACTCCTCATCGGGAATCTTGTACTTGCCACCCCAGCTGGGGCCGATGCCGGTCACGTTCCATTCGTTCGTCGTAGTACGGTGTTGCTTGATATACTCAGATAAAGGTGTGGTCATCCTTGCTGGTCGTGGGGGTTTGCGGCGGCGGGTCAACTTTTGGTTTGGCCTCACAGACAAGGAAAGACAGCCAAAATATTGGTGGGACTTGCACTTGTTGCAGGTGCTTTAGACAATCACGATGTTTCCCTTCTGCCGGCAGCAAGGACAGATATTTTTTGAGACAGGCGCCTTGAAGGTCTCCTCCAAGCCGAACCGCATGAACATGTGTCCGCAGGGCATGACCGCTGTCTCACCGGTAATGAACTCTTCTGCTGTAATCGGACACATGTCGTGTTTGAGCTGCGCTAGCTCCAGCAGCTGTGTGGCGATGTGGACTCCTATTGTGGGGAGATTGCTTTTCGCAGTGGAAAACTTCTTGGACTTAGAATTTGCTTCTAGGGCCATGGTTGTTGCTGGTACTGGTGGTGCTATGGTTGTTACCGTTGTTGTTGGTGCAGAAGCAGCGGCAGAAGCAGAAGCATAAGCATAAGGAGAATATATGGTGTATGCTGAAGCACCCGATGCGTCGATGAAAGAACTCGAAGAAAGAGAAGGAGAAGGAGAAGGAAGAATCGCAAGCATGTTCGTCGCACGGAAACCACTACCCAGAGCTGACGGAACGGAACCTGTCATCCTAAAGACCCGAACCGTCGCACCATTCTGGGATGCCGATGGCATCTCTGCCAGCCGCAGTTTAACACCGGATTGGAAATGATAAGTATGAGTCTCTGCGTAAGGCTGCGCAGCAGAAAACGTAACGGGAACACTATCGTAGGGTGCCGCGGTCAGAATTCCGTCTGCCCCATGAGAATCAGAGGAATCCGGCGCTAGAGTACGGATAACGCGGATATACCGATTCTTGAGCACCTTGCGCCAAGGGAGATACAGAACAAAGTTCATTGGGAGAGTTAATGACATCCTGTTTGACGGGTGTGACACGTCGCGACCCGTGTCAACTTTTGGGTGCGCCCTCACCCAAACTGAACGTGCAGATCTGTTGCATCCTTGTATTCCCAGAGTGTGCGATACAGACACAGTTAATAATCTCCAAGGATATAGTATCCGTGATATCCGAAGGAGGCGAATGCCAACATTATCAAGAGTTCAAACCACTTTCTTGCCGTTTTCTCTCTTTGGAGGCCAATATAGACTAACAAAGGTCCCACCAGAAAGATATGAATATAGTTCACCCACGCATCGTTCTTGAATAACGACTTATATATATGGTAGGCTATCATTACAATACCAACCGCCAGAATAATATTATAAAAAAACGCAGGTAGATTCTCTCTCATAATACCAACATAGAGTAAGAAAGTAGAGAATATCAAGATATGCGCCAGATGAATGTAAAAATCTTTCATTTCTTATATAAGAACAGAAAATAGGTATCTCATAACAGGGTGGGCCGACCCCACTGGCGGCACGATGGACAGATATTATATTCACAATGCGACAGAGCGTAGGCACTAAACAGATGACCACACGGCAGCACGGCAATGTCGCCGTCGTGAAACGCCTCCGCAGTAATTGGACAGATATCTCCTGCTGCCCGTGCGTGGGCGACTATAATGGAAGCCACGTGCGGACTCACTGCTTCTCGTGGCATTTTCGGGACGAAGATGGGATTTCCTGATAGAACAACCACCTGGAGATTACGGGGAAGGGTGCGCTGTCCCGCCGGTTTGCCGATCACCCAGGTCGGCCGGATCTCCAGAATGGGCAGAACCGCACCGTCCTGACGCATTCCTCCGTGTATAGATGCACGGACTGTTACGGGCGCCGAAGACGCATCGGAGATCCATACAGACACAAGTCCAGATTCAGATGCAAGTCCAGATTCAGACACAGAAACAAATGATGAGAACGGCTCGACCTTGGTCGGAACAATCACATAATCCTGACTGGGCTCGCCCCACCAGATGCGCCACGTTTCGGAATTGACGGGTGCCGCCTTCAGATACACGAAGCGGTCGGTATAGTTCTTGCGGCCCGTCATATAGACCAGAAACTCTCCTGGAAGTTCCATCCTGTTGCTGTTGCTGTTGCGGATTTTTAGGCGGCCTAAAAGTTGACAGGGGCACATGACCCACCGACTATAAAGCAGGATGACCCTCTCTGCACTTGCTGTTCGCCGCATTACTCTGGATACGAAGAAGGCTCTGGACCTTACTTCTGAAGGCATGTTCTGGATTCCCGATGAGACCGATTTGGCGCACGGCTGGGCCATTGTGTGTGGGCCGACCGATACGCCGTACTATGGAGGTGCATTCTGTTTCGAAGTCCGCTTTCCCGACAATTATCCATTTGAGCCACCGTCATTCACCTATCTGACGAATGACGGTCGCACACGTTTCAATCCCAATCTGTATAAGACCGGCAAGGTCTGCCTGTCGCTGCTAAACACCTGGCAGGGAGAGCAGTGGTCGGGCGTGCAGAGTCTCAGCAGTATTCTGCATTGTATCCAGACCGCGGTCCTCAATGATGAGCCGCTGCGTAATGAGCCTGGATATTCGGCGATGTCATCTCATCCCGATATGCCGGTGTATAAGCGCATGGTCTTTCAGGCCACGCTGGAGACCGCCATTCTTGCGCATATGACGGAGCCGCCGTCATACATGGTGCCTGTCTATGACGCAATTCGGGAGCGGTTTATCAAGGTGCGGGATGCGCTGGTCAAGAAAGCGACCGAGTATGCGGCGGAATGGGATGGAAAGACAGAGCATATGAGTTTCTTCAGTATGACCGTGAAGTACAAGTTTGGAGAGCTGGCGGCGCGACTGGCGGCAACACTCGTTTAGCGTGGAACACCGTGCTAGCTTAAGAAAATGTCCGGCCTATATATCCAAGTTGACGGCCACACGCTCTTTTTTGGAGATAAGCCGCGCAGCTCTGGGCAAACAGCTGGCTCTCTGGCGCACTACGGTTCCCTGGATTCGTCCTTTCTACGCCGTCAAATGCAACAATGACGCGACCATGATGCGCTGGATGACGGAAGATTATCCCGGCATTGGATTCGACTGCGCTTCGCTACGGGAGATTGAGGAGGTGCGGGCTTTAGAGATAAAAAAGAATGCACCGCTGCCGCCCATCATTTACGCACAGCCGTGCAAAAAACGTGAAGATATTACTGCTGTTGCTGCCTCTTCTGCTTCTGCTGCTTTTGCTGCTTCTGCTGCTTCTGCTGCTTCTGCTGCTTCTGCTGCTTCTGCTGCCTCTTCTGCCTCTGCTGCCTCTGCTGCCTCTGCTGCTTCTTCTGCCTCTTCTGCTTCTTCTGCCGCTGCTGCCTCTTCTCTAACAGATGTGTCACGAACTGTGGTGGATTCTCCTGAAGAAGTGCAAAAGCTGGCATCATGTGGCTGGAAGGGAGACATTCTGGTGCGACTTCTGGTAGAAGATAAGGGCAGCAAGCAGCCGTTCGGTAAGAAGTTCGGCGCGCCGCTGGAGTGGCTAGACGATATCTACCGGTTGGCCGCGCGTCATCGGCTCTCAATGACGGGGTTCAGTTTCCATGTAGGCTCAGAGTGTCAATCACCGGCGCAGTATTCGGCGGCGATTCAGCGGTGTTGGCAGGGTGCGGCCATCGCCGATACATACGGATTCGCTACACAGACAATCGACATCGGTGGAGGATTCCTTCCAGATGAGGCGTCGTTCTGTGAGACGGCAGAGGCACTGACGATAGCACGGGAGAAGGCACCGTTACAAGTTGAATGGATTGCAGAGCCAGGACGTTTCTTGGCTGCACCGACGCACACGCTGTGGACACCGGTTATCGGACGCAAAAGGGTGTGGCCTCCGCCGCTGTCAGAACGCGACCCCGAATGGCGAATAACAGTGGATGAATCCGTGTATGGCGTATTCAGTAATATTCCGTTCGATGGTCAGCAACCGATTTTTGATGTGCCGGCGCGCAGAGGCGAATGGCTGCGACCGTTCGTGGTGTTCGGACGGACGTGCGACAGTGGCGACTGCATCGGTGATCGGATTATGTTACCACAGGGAGTAGATGAAGGAGATGTGTTGCGCGTGCCGAATATGGGAGCATATACGACGGTGACGGCGTCTGAATTTAACGGATTTCCTAAGGCAGATGTGCGCTACGTAGAGTAGTGAGCCGCGGCGAACGAAACGGAGTCGCAACAGCTGCCGGCCCTAAGGCAGAGAACCGCTGGGTCGCCGTAGTGAAACGAAGGAATATCGTACGCGATGCTGACCCTAAGGCGGTTCAGAGAAGCGCTACGTAGAGTAGAGTCGCAAGAGCTGCCGACCCTAAAGCAGTTCAGAGAATCGCTGGGTCGCCGTAGTGAGTTCTCTCCTAAGTTTTCGTAATTTCGCCGTATAGGTAATATTACGAAAACATGATATTGAGAATTAGCTTTAGTTTTTATAGAGGGAGGTCTGCACCATACATTCATAATATCTAAACCATCGCATTTTTACATTTCAAACACCGATATTAGATGAAGTATTTACAACTTCGTTATTTACATATTTTTCTAAAGAATCAAAAGTATAATTACCTTTTTTTATTCCTACAAAATATAGGTCTTTAGATTTATTATTATAATATGTATTCCATAATGAAAACAAATTATTTAATGGTAATGCTTCATTTAGGTCTATTTCTGTAAGATTTTTATAATAATCTGACATATCTTGTAAATCACCAATTGTCCCATACGAATCATTAGGACTTGTTCTTCTTGTTCCGTGTTCAGGTCTATCTGTTGAAGCACACGTAAAACAAAATAAACCATCTGGTTTTAACATATCATAAATTTTGACAAATGACTCTTTGTATTCAGGGTCATGCTCAAAACATTCTGTAGATATAATTGTATCAAATGTATTGTTGTCAAATGGTAAATCCTTTGTTTTTGATACAATTGTTACATTGTTTGCTTGTATTACATCATTTCCTTCATATTCACAATTTTCAAATAAAAAACGATTATTTCCATTAATATCTCCTGCACCAACATCTAAAACTCTCTTTCCAATAAAAAAATTAGGAAGTATAGATTTTACATACAAAGTAAAATCTCGTGCTTCTGGATGCATTTATACTATTACATATTGTAAACTTTTAACAGTTCAAACGCCTTATCAACAATTTCTACGAAATTCATCTTTGTAAAATTGCGTAATATGTCAAGGGGGGCTCTACGATAAATATATTTCGGTGAAGACACTAGAATGAGTTATATCCTGATAAGTGAAGAGAAGCCACCCAAAACAAAAAGAATGGGCGATTATGAATATACTAAGAAATTCGATATTATTAACATGTTGGACGGTCGCATCCGACTAATCAATGGATGGATTATCCAACTTGTGAATAAAGAGACAATTGTCACAACAGCAGAAGGCCGGGAGCTACGAACATCCGATGAGATTTCTGATTTTACATGTGGAAATACAAAATTTATGTCGGATTCTTATATTGAGTGTTTTCCTGTGAGATTAGGCGAATCAAAAGATGCCGATATTTTTAGTAGCGGTGCGGTTGCAACCTGCGACGAGGAAGGGAAACTGGTTGTTATAAAGCCGCCGTATGCTGCCGATGAACTACCACTGCTAACAGCAGGTAGCATTACACATAAGGGAACCAGTGTGTTCTGGTCTGAAGAGAAAAAAGAAGCTGCGTTTGACGCTCTGCCATGGGATAAACACACGCGTGAAAAGGCTGCGGTTGGATTGTGGATGCTTCCCGCCGACCTGTGGCCCGACATATTGGCGGTTGGAAACGACTGTATAAATATGCCGATACATACTGTGAAGGTAACGTGGGGAGATAGAGATAATATGTCGCGGTTAGTGAGTTCCGTGGTCGATAATAGCCCAAGATTAAGAAAGATAGGCGGATCAAGAAAGACCCGCCGGTCCAGAGGCAAAGGCAAAAGCAGAGACAAGAGCAGAGACAGACACAGGAATAGACTCTAAAGCAATGTAGAGCAGCTCTATACATAATAAGTCGTTAAAACTTGAACATGTACTTCAAACCCCTCTCACCCAACAGGATGACAACTCTCTTAATGACCCCTGACGCCATGACTCCCCCTCCTTCGGGCCCTTCTGGCTCCTGGCCTCCCGCGGAGCCGCTGGCACTTCCCACGAAATACGAACTGGATCCCTTTCAAAAGCACGCGGTCCTCGGCATCCATGCCGGCGACCATGTGTTTGTTACCGCCAAGACCGGCAGCGGCAAGACCTTCGTCGGTGAGTACTTGATTGCGCGGGCTCTGGCGGCCGGCGGGCGCGTCTTCTACACGACACCCATCAAGTCGCTCTCCAATCAGAAATACCACGACCTCAAGCGTTTGTTTCCCACGGCCTCCGTGGGCATTCTGACCGGCGATATCAAGATGTGTCCCGATGCCGACATCGTGGTCATGACCGCGGAGATTCTCCGTAATCTGTTCTACAAACGGGGCACGGCGACCGAAGGCGTTGGTCTGACCGCGGCGGTCTCTCTGGAACGTGTCGTCGGTGTCGTCATGGACGAAGTCCACTATATTCAGGATCCGGACCGCGGACATGTCTGGGAGGAGACGATGATTCTGTGCCCACGGAACCTTCAGCTGGTTCTTCTGTCGGCCACGATGCCTTCCGCGGCCTCTCTGGCGGGCTGGCTGGCGGATCTCCACGGACGACGCACCTGGCTGTTGTCGACGACCTACCGTGTGGTGCCTCTGGAGCACGGTGTTCTCTCTATGGATGGGTCGGTGCGCGTTCTGCTGGATGCCAAAAACAACTGGAATCCAGAGGGATATAGGGCGTGGCTCAAAGAACGCGAAGAGCGTGAAGATGCCGTCGCCATGCACGCAAAGAAGGTCGCCACGGCGAATCGCGACCGGCGCCAAGCAGGTGGGTCTGCGGCATCCAAACCGGGTCAGCTATGGACACGCGCCGAACACGACCGGCTGAAGGAGGAAGGCGGTTTGGGGTTAGGTGCAGACAAAGCAAAAGCCCACACCGAAACGCCCACCGCGACGCTACAGCGCACGGTCCGATGGCTCAAGAGCAAGGCCGCACTGCCCGCGCTCTTCTTCGTATTCAGCCGTAAGCGGTGTGAGACACTGGCGGCCTCTATTGAGTCCGAAGCCTTGATTGATACATCAGACGCTGCCGCTGCCCAACACATCTTTGACTTTCATCTGTCACGCCACCGCACCGAATTGGAGACATCAGCCCAATACCATACGCTGCGTCGTCTGGTGACCGCAGGTATCGCTTTCCATCATTCGGGACTTCAGCCGCTTCTGAAAGAAATCGTGGAGGTGCTGTTCAGTCGAGGATTCATCCGTGTGCTCTTTGCCACCGAGACCTTCGCCGTGGGTCTCAACATGCCGACCAAGACCGTGGTGTTTCTAGAACTGGAGAAGTATTGTGACGGCGGTGAGAAGCGGCCTTTGCGACCAGACGAATATATCCAGATGGCCGGTCGCGCCGGTCGTCGTGGTCTGGATACCCGTGGTCTGGTGCTCTATCAGCCGTTGGGAGGCCACATCGACCCGATGGCGTCATCGGACCTACACGCCATGATGTGTGGTTCTCTACCGACACTGGAGTCACGGATGCGGTTCGGCTACGATTTCGTGTTACGTCTCAAGCTGTCACCGACGCCACTACCGATTGCCGAACAGAGCTACTGGGGGCAACAACAGCGGGAGGCACGTCAAGCACTCGGTTCGGAAATCCAGCGTCTGCAGGCAGCCGTGGTTGAGCTCAGCGGAAAGTTCAGCACCGAACAGGCGCGGCAGCTGCAGGAGCGCGACCGACTGGCGGAGGCTCTCGTGACCACAAAGAACGCTGCACAGCGACGGGCGCGGATGGAATTGGAACGCTGGGATGTTGAACATAGAACATCTCCTTATCTGCAGACCACGTGGGCGCGTCTGAAGACGGAACAGGCTGCACTCATTCAAGCGCAACAGAATGCCGCAGTATGGGATGGACGACCGTTACTCAATGTGGATGCGGAAGAGCGGCTGTTGCGGTCGTGGGGATTTCTTTCTACTGACACGGATGCATGTAAGATAACGGAGCTGGGAACAGCGGCAACGGAATGCAATGAGACAAACTGCATTCTGACACCGTTGTTGTGCGCATCGGGAGCTCTGGCGAAGGTGCCCGCCGCAGAGTTGCCCGTGGTAATGGCCGCGATGTTGACAGAGGGAGGCGATTCTAGGGATGAGGAGCCACCGGCGTTGGGGTCGCATGGTCTATCGGAGAATGCCCAAGAGGCGCTGTGGTGGCTGAGCGCCAAGGCAGAGAAGTGCTTGGCGGCAGAAGAGGCCGCTGGAGTTGCGTCGTCGGTTAATTTCTGGAAGTTGTCGCTGCTCTGGGTGGCCGTTGTGGCGCGGTGGCAAGCGGGTGTGTCTGTGCCTGCGATTGCGGCGGAGTTCGGACTGTTTGAGGGCAACGTGCTGCGTGGTTTGTTACGCGTGAGCAACATGCTAGAGGAGTTGGCGGCGGTTGCCCAGATTCGTGGCGACCTAGAGCTGCTGGAGAGGCTGCGTTCGTTTGTGTTTCTGCGTGGAGAAATCGTAACGGATTCGATTTATCTGCGCCTCTGAAGGCGAAGGCGAAGGCAAAGCAAAACTTGAAGGCCGTTGCCTACCCCTTGCACCAGCCACTTACAGGACAACAATGACCGACATGCAAGGAACAACTGCAATAGTTGTTGCTTGTATTTCTATGGGAATCAGTTTCATTGCGTGTATCGGAACTGCATTCGGGAGACGTGCTCAATATCCTCCTGGATTATTGGAAAGAATAGCATACTTAGAAAGACGACACGCGATTGTATGGGCGCCGCAGTATCGTCCTGTATTACTGCCATAACTTATAAGGAATTAGTTTGTATTTTGAATATTTTCAATCAAGATTTGTTGTATTTCGATTGTTGATTTCAGTTGCTGTAATTTATCTGTCAGAGATTGAACTGTTGCTTGTAGTTCTATAATTCTCTTATTCAGTTCTTGAGTCGCTGCAATATCTACAGATAATATGTGGCCATTATTAATGCAACGAACATCTGAACGTTGTGGTCCATATATCAATATTTGAATATTCGAAGAATCAGTGTGTAGTTTCTTTTCTAAATAGAGCACAGAAATATTAGGAGACATATTCATAAGAGTCGCGTAATATACTACTGAGTTGGTATCCATCAACATTATTCTTGCGCCTCCCTCCAACGACAGAAGTCCAGAAATATCCCATACTTTTAGAGCATCTCCCTCTGAAATTACAGATGCGGTAGCCCAACTGTAGATAGAGGGTATGAATGCAGTATTTTTAGATACAACCGCGTCAATTGTGCTCTCTAAATCCTGTGCAATGAATCCATATTGAGTTCCTCTCCCTTTCGTTGAGTCAATATATTCATATGTAACTGGTCGCAACTTACCTAATACGTCTAGTGAATCAGCACCGCTAATATTCACAATGTTCTTTTTCACGCGTTGGTCAGATGTTAAATTGAATGCGGGCGCGGTTATACTATTCTGGAAAGTTACTTGGCCTAACATATTTACAGTTCCATCTATATTCATTTCCTTATTACTGCCTATTACATTAAAGGTAATAATACCTATATTAGAAGAAATTTGATCATATGGCGAAGTCACTATAAGTCTGTCTGAATTAATAACGATATTATTATTGCTATGTACAGATAAATATGTAATATTATCGGCTGAATAATTTATAGATATTCCTGTTGATGACCGATCTATTTTTAGATATAAAATAGCAGCAGCATTTATTATTGTTGTATCCTGGTCATAAATGATAGTTGTATCATTATATATTTTTATGTGAATTGGTGCAGTGTATATTCGTGTAACGTGAATATTATAAGCCCCTGAAGCTGTGGGGATTTTAATTTGCAATCCTCGTGGTTGGATGGTCCCTCCATTATAAATAAATAATCCTAATATAAAAGTTGCATTTATATAGCCTCCATTGGTATATGCTACAGATGTTTCTGTTCCTGCACTAGACTGTAGGAATAGTCCAGATATGGAACTAGATGCATTTACCCAATATGTTGTGGCTACCAAAGAATTAGAAAGGTCTGGTACAATCCAACCACCGCCAACCGTATTTGTTGTAACATATAAGTTTTGACTCGCATCACCGAGCCTAAAATAAGTTGGTGTCTGGCCATATGACAAACCATCTGGTGCTACCACCAATAGGTTATATTCCTTGACTTGGGTATTTATGTTGATTGCATTAGACAATATTTTATTTTGACCGTATAAATTAATCTTATCTGAATACAGCTCTGTAATAGTAGAATTCTTCGAAGTTCCAGCATTAAGAATAAAATGTTGATTTTGAAGTGTATCTATATAACTATTCATAAAAGGATTAGCATACCCAGCAGGAATATTTGGTGGCGTGAGGGTGATATTTGAAACGACCGATAATGCATTCACGTTCATCTTTGCATCGACGAACATTGTCGTCACTTGTGACGAAAAATTATTTATTTTCACAATACCTGCAACATTGCTTAAAGGTGAAGAAATAATTAGCGCATCCGTATTAATGATGATATTCGTACCTGTATCATATAAGGGGACCCACGTGACAGCATTATCCGTCGAATAAGCTACGGCAAATCCGTTTGAACGACGCGATATCTGTAAATAATATGTAGTACTATTAATTGTTGTAGAATGCACAAGTCCAGTAATTGGACTAATAATAGATAGAGTGATAGGTTGATAAATTTCTGTTGATGACTTAATCTGAAAGGTTCCGAATGTCGTTGGAATATTAACAATGAGTAATGCAGGGGCGTAAGATGAATATAGGGATATCATAAATGAAAATACCGTATTTATATATCCACCGTTCACATAGGTCATAGTAGGGCCGTTATTTGGACCAGAATAATACAATCCGTATCCGTAGAAATTCTTAGAATCAGCTGTAAAGTAGGTACTTGTAGAATTCAGCCATCCACCGCCGATTGTATTGACGGAAACATATGGATCAGTTCCATCTACACCAACCCCAAGTTTATACGTTATATTAGGATTATAGTTTGCAGAGGTAATATTAAAATTGTAAGCTAACGGTGCGTATTGAAGGGAGCCATAATTATTGTTGCCCTGGCTGAATAATTTGACATTATCTGCATATATATCTAGGTTTGTATTCTGGGTAGATGTACCTGCATTCAGAGTAAAGTGTTGATTTGAGACGGCGTCAATAGATGCCTTTATGTATGGCCCAGTACTGACTGTTGTATCGATGCCATCGAATGCAATAGGGTAGGTGTAGTCAATATCGTCGACTGATTTTTCATATTTCATACTAATACCGCCCGTCGTACCTGCTCCTGTGCCACTGCTAGTGCCACTGCTTCCTGACGAAATACCAGGAGGACCTCTAAGACCAGTAGCACCAGAGGCTCCTGTTACACCAGTAAAACCAGTCGCGCCAGTAACACCAGTGGCACCAAGCACTTCACCCGTTACGCCAGTTGGTCCTGCAACGCCAGTTGGTCCAGAGACACCAGTTGGCCCAGAGACACCAGTTGGCGCAGAGACACCAGTTGGCCCAGAGACTCCAGTTGGTCCAGAGACACCAGTTGGTCCAGAGACACCAGTTGGACCATCAACGCCAGTAGCACCAGAGACACCTGTAGAGCCAGAGACTCCAGTTAGTCCTTCAACACCAGTTGGTCCTGCAACACCTGTAGCACCAGAGACACCAGTTAGTCCTTCAACACCTGTAGCACCAGAGACTCCAGTTGGTCCTTCAACACCAGTTGGTCCTGCAACGCCAGTAGCTCCAGAGACTCCAGTTGGTCCTTCAACACCAGTAGCACCAGAGACACCAGTTAGTCCTTCAACACCTGTAGCACCAGAGACTCCAGTTGGTCCTTCAACACCTGTAGCACCAGAGACTCCAGTTGGTCCTTCAACACCAGTTGGTCCTGCAACGCCAGTAGCTCCAGAGACTCCAGTTGACCCTTCAACACCTGTAGCACCAGAGACACCAGTTAGTCCTTCAACACCTGTAGCACCAGAGACGCCAGTAGCTCCAGAGACTCCAGTTGACCCTTCAACGCCAGTTGGTCCTGCAACACCAGTAGCTCCAGAGACTCCAGTTGACCCTTCAACACCAGTAGCACCAGAGACACCAGTTAGTCCTTCAACACCTGTAGCACCAGAGACTCCAGTTGGTCCTTCAACACCAGTAGCACCAGAGACACCAGTAGCTCCAGAGACTCCAGTTGACCCTTCAACACCAGTTGGTCCTGCAACACCAGTAGCTCCAGAGACTCCAGTTGGTCCTGCAACGCCAGTAGCTCCAGAGACTCCAGTTGACCCTTCAACACCAGTTGGTCCTGCAACACCAGTAGCTCCAGAGACTCCAGTTGACCCTTCAACACCAGTAGCACCAGAGACACCAGTTGGTCCTTCAACACCAGTAGCACCAGAGACACCAGTAGCTCCAGAGACTCCAGTTGACCCTTCAACACCAGTTAGTCCTTCAACACCTGTAGCACCAGAGACTCCTGTTGCACCAGAGACTCCTGTAGAGCCAGAGACTCCAGATGACCCTTCAACACCAGTTGGTCCTGCAACACCAGTTAGTCCTTCAACACCAGTAGCTCCAGAGACTCCAGTTGACCCTTCAACACCAGTTGCACCAGAGACTCCAGATGACCCTTCAACACCAGTCGGTCCTGCAACACCAGTTAGTCCTTCAACACCTGTAGCACCAGAGACGCCAGTAGCTCCAGAGACTCCAGTTGGTCCTTCAACACCAGTTGGTCCTTCAACACCAGTAGCTCCAGAGACTCCAGTTGACCCTTCAACACCAGTTGCACCAGAGACTCCAGATGACCCTTCAACACCAGTTGGTCCTGCAACACCAGTTAGTCCTTCAACACCTGTAGCACCAGAGACGCCAGTAGCTCCAGAGACTCCAGTTGGTCCTTCAACACCAGTTGGTCCTTCAACACCTGTAGCTCCAGAGACTCCAGTTGACCCTTCAACACCTGTAGCACCAGAGACGCCAGATGACCCTTCAACACCAGTTGGTCCTTCAACACCAGTTGCTCCAGAGACACCAGTAGCTCCAGAGACTCCAGTTGACCCTTCAACACCAGTTGGTCCTTCAACACCTGTAGCTCCAGAGACACCAGTAGCTCCAGAGACTCCAGTTGACCCTTCAACACCAGTTGCACCAGAGACTCCAGATGACCCTTCAACACCAGTTGGTCCTGCAACGCCAGTAGCTCCAGAGACGCCAGATGACCCTTCAACACCAGTTGCACCAGAGACTCCAGTTGACCCTTCAACACCAGTTAGTCCTTCAACACCTGTAGCTCCAGAGACACCAGTTGGTCCTGCAACACCTGTAGCTCCAGAGACACCAGTTGGTCCTGCAACACCAGTTAGTCCTTCAACACCAGTTGGTCCTGCAACACCAGTTAGTCCTTCAACACCAGTTGGTCCTGCAACACCTGTTGCACCAGAGACTCCAGTTGACCCTTCAACACCAGTTGGTCCTGCAACGCCAGTAGCTCCAGAGACACCAGTTAGTCCTTCAACACCAGTTGCACCAGAGACACCAGTTGACCCTTCAACACCAGTTGCACCAGAGACTCCAGTTGACCCTTCAACACCAGTTAGTCCTGCAACGCCAGTAGCTCCAGAGACACCAGTTGGTCCTGCAACGCCAGTAGCTCCAGAGACACCAGTTAGTCCTTCAACACCTGTAGCTCCAGAGACTCCAGTTGACCCTTCAACACCAGTTGCACCAGAGACTCCAGTTAGTCCTTCAACACCAGTTGGTCCTGCAACACCTGTTGAACCAGAGACTCCAGTTGACCCTTCAACACCAGTTG